CTAGACTCTATACCTCAAGATACTTTAGATTTTCTTGAGGATAAGTTAACAGATAGTTTACCATTTAAAAAGGAGGCAAGCTAATGCCACACTCAACAGTAAAAACAACAGCACCTGGGGTACAAAACCCTTATGGTACATATGTACAGAAATATAATTCACATCGAATGGGAGAAATGTACGCTAATCCGTCTAATGATTTCTCAGTTCGTGGTGGTAGTAAGAAACAAGCTTCAGCTAAACCTAGCAAGAAAGGCTATTAATATGACATACGGAAAATCAAAAGGCAGAGTACAACGAGGTAAAAGAACTAGCAAACCTGGTGCTAGGGTTAATACTGTCCCTGGTGCTAGAACTAAAAAGAAAACTACCGCAAAGAAGCCTAAGAAAAAGAAAAGTTATTAACAATGAACTGTACATGCGACTGTCATAAGCAAGAAAACTTTAGTAAACTAAAAAAATGCGAAGATAAAAATAAACAAAAAGATAAAAAAATTAAAGAACTAGAGAAAAAGCTCTTGACACTTACAGTGATTGCATGTATAATAGGTACTATAGTTGGCAAAGAAACTGTTGAATCTATCGCCGATTGGATCGATTCAGTCAATACGATTAAAACAACTATAGACAATGTATCTTATATTGATAATAATAATAGTATTAATCACCCTGGATACTATGGTATAACTCCTGCCCCTAGTACTTTAGCTATTGTAGGATTATTAGCGTTTATGCCAGTAAAGAGGAGAAGGTAAGTGAACATACCCGAAGAAATGATAGATGACTTTCGAAATCATCTATGGGCTTGCTTTAAATATCTAGGATTGGGAGAACCAACTGCGGCACAATACGCTATGGCGGATGCACTGCAGAATGGACCAGTAGATATGCAACTTCAAGCAGGTCGTGGCTTTGGTAAATCTGTTATTACTGCTTGTCTAGCCTCTTGGTTTCTATTAAGAGATCCAAACTGTACTATAATGGTAGTTTCTGCTACAGGAAATAAAGCTACTGAGTTTATTTCTATGACCAGAAAAATCTTAGACTTAGTTCCTTACTGCGAACACATGAGACCTGGTGATCACACTACTGATAATGCCTTTGCGTTTGATGTTGAGAATAGGGATAGAATCGGTCAGGATAAATCATGCTTTGCTAGAGGTATTGGCTCTCAAATTACAGGTAGTCACGCCGATTTTGTTATAGCGGACGACGTAGAGATTGAGGGAAACTGTGAAACAGCTAACGCTAGAGAGAAATTATTGAACAAAGTATCTGAATTTGAGCAGATACGTAATGTTGGTGGAAGGGTTATCTTCTTAGGTACCCCTCAGATTAAGGATAGTATCTACAATCAGCTAGCTGGAGGTTATCCTGTAACTAAATTCCCTGCAGTTATGCCCGATAAGAATAACCCAACAGAAACAGAGAATGTAAACGAGTGGATAATGCAATTAAATATTGATGAGGGTCTGCCTACGCAACCCGAAAGATTCCCTTATGACGTTCTAATGGAAAGGCAGGCTAAAATTGGACCGAAACTATTTGCGTTGCATTACAAGCTGGATACTTCCCTTGCAGACTTTGAGAAATACCCTCTTCGCTTATCTGATCTTATTGTAATCGATGTCCATCCAGAGATGTGTCCAGAGAAAATTATCTGGGCTAATGGCAAGCCAATGAAAGGCGTACCAAACTTTGGATTATCTGGAGATATGGTCTATGAACCCATGTGGGTAGCGGATACTTATATCCCATACTTACAGACTGTGATGTACGTTGACCCCTCAGGGCGCGGAGAGGACGAGACAGGCGTTTGCGTGGCTTCCTTTGCTAATGGCTATGTTTTTATACATGAGCTTATAGGCTATCCTGGGGGCTATGAGAAGAACATACTAAAGAAGATAGCTAGGATGGCTCATCAGTACAACGTAAGTATGATCCGAGTGGAGAGCAACTTTGGCGACGCTATGTATTGCCAGCTGCTTGCTCCAGTGGTGGCTGAGATGGATCATCATATCGCTATCGAAGATTATAGGGTCACAGGACGTAAAGAAGCTAGAATAATCGATGCTTTAGAGCCTGTTATGACAATGCATAGGCTTGTAATGGATCGACGTAGTGTGTGTCAAGAGGAAAATCAAAAGCAATTGACTAGAATCTGGGACAAGAAGGGCGCATTAGCCCACGATGATAGAGTAGATTGCTTAGCCGCTGCTGTTAGTCACTGGGAAGAAATGCTATCTACTGATGTGGATGTTATTATTGCCAGAAATAGAGAGAGAAGAGAGCAAGAAGTAGTTAAGACATGGCTTAATGACGATAGACGCATGGGTCTATGGGGTCACAAACTATCGGGAGCTGTAATTCATCGTAAAGAAGAAAAAGTTATAGACCCGAATAAATCGAAATGGAGCTCACGCAATAAGCGTAGCTGGAAATAAGGAGATATCATATGTTATCAATGTCTATGATGCTGCCTGGCCTTGCTATGGGCGGGCCTCAGGGTATAGGTATAGCTGCTGGGGCTGGGGCTGGCGGTCTTTCTAGTTTCGCTTCAGGGCCTTGGGGAATGATGCTTAACGCAGGTCTTCAAACATTTATGGGTGCTAGGCAAGCTCAAGCTCAAGCTATGGCTCAACGATTACAATTCGAAGAACAGGAGTTTCAAAGAGAGTGGAATAATCAGGTAAGAAATCGCCAGATTGCGAAAGAAAATGCAAACAAATGGTTTCAAAATCAGAAGATAGCAGAAGCCGCTAATAAAAATAGGGCTGAAAGAGATTTTTATATAAGGTATAACTTTGAAAATGAGACGGGAGAATTTTCTAGGCAGTCCCAAAGTATAAATGATTCATTATTATCTTCTTTAAGCGGACGAAATATAAGTGGAGATAGTGGTACAGCTAAGGCTTTATTAAGAATGGCTATAGATCAGCGAAACAAATCGGCTGTAGCTAGAAGCGTCACATACGAAAATGCTTTGCGAGGATCTGAAAGACAACAAGAGGCTGCTCTTAATCAGCGAGACTTTAATTACAATGAACATATTCCATTTATGCCAGGACACGACGGTACTCCATCAGGAGGTGAGGCTTTCTCTGGTGCATTGTTAAGTGGTATTGGTAGCGTTTGGGGTGCATACGCACAAGGAAGCATGAACCAAGATATGTTAGGTGCTATTAATAGAGGAGCAGGTGTACTATAATGAAAGATATAAGATTATTAAAAGAGGTAGTATCAGGAGTTCCTGCTATTACTAAAAAAGATATCTCTGGTACAGATGCACGAGGTCAGAGGCATATTGATAAAAGCGAACAATGGTTGGCTAATAATAAAAATAAAGACAGTATGCTAACACTAAGAGGATGGCGAAGTAGTGTAGGCGATGGCTGGGAATATACCGATAACAACGTTGATTATAAAAACAAAACAGAACTAGATCTATTGGCTAAAGCTATTGGCTCGGAAGACAAAGCTAAAACCATGATGATTGAAGACTACAGAAATAAACTAAATGCATTAGGAAATTCTTTAGCTCAAGAACATAAGATTCAAGACGATATAAAATATATGCCAGAGTGGATACGAGAAGATGTAATACCATTCTATCTTAAAACTTCGGCAGGTATGACTGATAGGAATCTAAGAAATGCCCGATTAACAAAAAGAGAACAAGCATTTAAAACAGCTCGTTTAACAGAGGGCATGCTAGCAGAAGATGTATCAAGAAGAATACATCGAGAGGATGCTGAAAAACTTGACGCTATGGGATTACCGATACACATAGATACAAAAACGGGTCGATTTGCTACTGTTCAAGACGGTCAGTTAGTACCGGCATTTGCAATAGATATGCCAGAAATGTCGTTAACTGAAGAGTTCTTAATGCACGATACAAGAGATGTTTGGGAGAATAGAATAGATGAACTTTTATTTAAATCTAGACAACGAGAACAAGAAACGCATAAAAAACTAAACGATGCTCTATGGCATAAACTAACAAGCTCCTCTATTCCTGAAGAATTTAAACCAGGTATTGTAGTAGATGCCGCTGAAAATAATGGGTGGGATATGCAGTATGTTTACGAAGGGGTTGATAGATTAATGGATGATGCATTCCAAAAAGGTATGTTTAAAAGACCTGGGGATGCTGCAAGATATTATAGAGAGCAATTTAACAATATTGCTAATCACGCTAAAAGGAGAATGGAATCATGAGTGATATACAAAGATATAATGTACTTCCCCCATCACAGGAAATACCTGTTGATGCTCCTCCTCAAACCCTACAACCATCGTTACCTGACTTTGGTTCTTACTCAAACTTAGATGGACGGGCTCAATTATTTTATGGAGCTATTCAAAAGAATTTAAGCGATGTTCAAGAGATGTTTCAAAAACAATGGGATTGGGAAATGAAACAAAGGCAAGCTGAAATAGAAAAAGAGAGAAAGAGAGAAGAGCAAGCAGCAGCGGCTAGACTGCAGCGAGAACTACTAGAGAACCAATGGCAAAGAGAGTTTGATGCTCTTCCTGATTATTCAAGAAATATATATTCTGGAGGAGGATGGGCACTATGACAACACCGAAACCTCGTATAATTGATCACTCTAAAACCGAAACCGGAGATATAATAAAATCGTTATTAAAAGCTGCATGGTATAAACGACCTATGGCTGCCTATCCTGGAGAAAGCCCATACGCTGGAGCACCTGGAACTACTAGGGGTCCTGTTGTTGACTATAAACATACAGGCGAAGCAAAGCATGGAGGTCCTGTATATTTGCCGGGTGGTATGGAAGGCGATACCCCTGAAGAGGTAGAATCATGGTATAGGCAAAAGCCTGCTCCGCCTTCGGAACAAATAGTAGAAAATATTCCAGTACCTCCAGCTGTAAAACTTAATCAAGAAATGCTTAATCTAAAGCCTAGGGAGTATTGGCAGACAGAAGAAGGAATGAATGAATGGATGTCTTATGCTGTAACAGATGATATGTCTTGGCTAGAATCCGATGATGAAGCTATGAATCAATGGCGATGGACATTTGGTCATTACTTAGATACTAAAGAACCTACTACTCAGCAGGACTATATGGAAGAATATAGTAGAGCTAAAGTTAGAGAAGCTTTTTCTAATAGGCTACATAACTTTGGTTTGTTTGCTAATGATTGGGATGATTTAATGCTTCACATAGATACCGATGGAGCTTCTTTTCAAGAGGGAGATGATACAGATTTTCTTGATGACGCTATAGATCAAACATTAAACTTAGCAGTAAACGCAAGTCCTTGGTTAGAACACGCTCGTGAAGAAACGTATGGTAATGTCTTTAGTCTGGGTAGTACATTTAATCGTGTTCTCCAAGATTGGCATACTAACTCTCCTGTCTTTACAGCTAATGATCCTCAGGGCTATTATGCTGATTGGCAAACACCGGCAAGAAATCCAAACCAACATTCGGGAATGACACACGTAAGATCTTACGATCTTATGCCGCAAGAACAAAGACTGTTGATAAACGCAGCAATGAAGGACGTACCTATAATGATTCCTCATAGTGCTTTTTCATTAACAAAACAAGATGTAGCTTATTCAGATCCGAATTATCCTTATCCCGCAAATCAACCAGAGATAGATAAGATAACAGAATATCAAGAAGCACTTACTAACGAACTTCAATCATTCCACGTTGATCCAAAGATGTCTCAATTCTTAACAGACTTAGAAGAAAGGAAGACTCAGCTTTCTGGTAGAGAAACACAGCCAGGAATAGGAGGGTGGGATCCCTATGCTGCAGCCGAAACACAAGACTTCTCTGATTTTTATTCTACATATAGAACATATCTACCTCAAGAAATTACAGATAAGTACGATGCTTTTGTAGAACCAGATCCTCAACTATCTGAAAGTCAACTATATGATTTAAAAAGTATGATTAAAAATAGAGTACTAAAACGACAGACACTACCAGCTAGAGTTGGAATGGAAAGTGAAACTTTATCGGTATCTTTAAGAGAAGTTCTTAAACAACTAAAAAAAGAAAATCTATTGCCACCTGGTTTGCATTTTCCTGAAGAAGGAATCACAGATAAAGAAATAGATACATTTGCTGAGTTAACAGTAGCAGCAAGCCAAGAAGGAAAACCCGAAACCTTTGCTGAAGAGTTAAAGTTAATGGCACAAAACTTTGTAGAAAGTCCGGTTGGAACATTCCTTACTGAAGGATTTACTGATGAGCAAGTAAAAGTAATGACAGACGTATCTAATCATGTGATGGATTTAGTAGGACAGCAAGAAATAGAAGCTGAGATGAATGAATTAGCAATGTTAGATAATAGAGAAGCTAACGAAAAAATTAATAAGAAGCTTGAAGAAAGAACCGCTAATGAAAGAAGGTACTGGGACAAAGTAGAAAGAGATACTGGTATGCAGTTAGGAATGTTTGGAGAAAATCATAAAGATATCTTTACATTTATTGCAGGACTAGGAGGACCTTTGTCTGCAGAATACGAAGGTAGAAGCGGACAGTTTATGACGATGCAAAGAATGCTTGTTGCTAACGCTACTTTAAAAGATAAAACCCCTGAACAAATAAAAGCTGTTGCCATGTACTATTTAAGTAATGGTATGCTCTCAGAGATTATGACTGAAGGTGTTGTCGACGGTGCAATAACAGTTAATCCTGATGGTACTTATGATCTAGCATTACAGAAGGGAGCTTTCTTAGATAATGTAGAACAACTTACAAGTCATTTAATAGACATACAAACAAAAGCTGCATCTTATAATCATAAAAAAGCTGCTGAATTATTCGATGCAAAGAAATCTCCTGAAGACTTCGCTAACTGGGGTATTGTAAAATTTTGGCAAGAAGAAGTAAGCGCTGATATTAAGAGTTATGGCGATGTGGTAGATTTAGTTAATGATGCTTTATATGATAACGATGGCGCATTTACTAATGACCAAGCTATACGCATTTTAAAACTGTGGAATATAACACAAGAACAAAAAGCTAATTTAATTAAGCAAGGAAACGATAGCGATAAATGGAGTAGACGTGCTAGTCACGGTATTAATAACCAAGGAGCAGCTGTTGCTGTACATTCTAATCCTTCTCATCTATGGATTAATGGTGACTCATCAACAGATGATGGATTAGGAACTCCAGGACATACGGCATTAATAGAAATGGGTAGAAATAAATTCCACAATTCTGTACGTCAGTATTATCAACAAGCATATGGAGATATGTATCATCCCGAAATGATACCCGATCTAGAACAGTTAGGGTTTGTAAGTCGAAATAATATTAACTGGGATGCATTAGATTCACCGCAGGCAATACTAGCTGAGAACGGTATACCGATACAACATATAGCCGGAGCTCTTTCGCATTATCTATTAGATATACATTGGAGTAGCCCTACGCCAGAAATTGGACGGCAACAAAAGGCTTTAGTTAAACGTATTAACGAAGGAATGGCATTATTTAAACTTCCGGATTTATTTACAGAAGAAGTTACCCCAGAAAACATAGGAAGACTACGGTCTGCTACTATGGCTGTTAAAATGGGTATGTCTCTTTACAATGCTTCAAAGACAAACCCAGACATTCAAGCATCTTTACAAGGCATGTTAGGTTGGGATGCGGATAAATTTAGCGCATGGCAAAACAATATGAAATGGCTACAAAGTAATCCAGAATTTAGTTCATTCATTGGTGATGAAACATTTGAAATGCTATACTCAGAGGATCCAGCTAAATGGGCTGAAGCTATGAGTACTATAAAAGGAGGAACTACAGAAATTACTGATAAGATGTTATACTTCCTTTCTAAAATGATAGCCGGTTCTGAAATGCCAAACACCGAACAATTGGATAGTTTATTTAAACCACGTTCTAGTCTGAGAAATTTAGATTATAATATTACGTCTGATACTTTATGGGAAAAAACTTTCGGAGGCGGTGATACTTGGATAGGATCGGATATAATGGAAACTTTAGAAAACAATGGAATAGTAGTTACGATATATAATGCTGACGGTGAGGTAGATCGTGAGGCTAATGAAAATAATTTTAGACGGGCTGTAAAGATAGACGGAACTATATATGGCGACGATTTTAAGAATAACGGCATATGGGGGGATGAGTTTATTATGCGAGATCGTTGGCGAAAAGGACTAGGAACTTCGCGCCCTGATATTGTTTACGATGAAGACGAAGTTAGTTATTGGACACAGATGCAAGTAGCAACCTTAGGTGCCTATCTTCAACATGATGAACTTAATGCTGCTGCTCGAAATATAGTATCTTCTTTAGGTCCGGGAGAAACAATAGATATACCGACACTTATAGATTTACTGGATACGGGAATGGATGTAACTAAAGGACTTACTTTCCATGGCATAGAACAGGGATCTAATTTTATGGGCGACGGAAGAGCCGTTAAAGAAAATTATATATTCTCTCATAGAAGCCAGCAAGGTTTATTTAAAGTAGCTAAAAATAGTCCAAAAGAAAATATGACTACATCTCAACGAGCTTACGAAATTTGGCAAGATGCGCCACTACAAGTAAACAAAATTACTTCCCCGAGTTTTAAAGAACAGACAGTTAATAACTTTACTGAACACAATAGCTGGGGAACTGTATACACGCAAGCAGGAATAACCGAAGAGCAGTGGACTAAATCAATAAACGATATTGTAACAGAAGTAATTGGGGATTATACAAAAGCAATTCCTGTTTTAAATCAAATGGATATTGTAGGACGAAGGCCTCGTACAATGGCTATGTACGGTTCTATTTTAGATAGGATTTTTGAAACTTACCCTAATATAGATAATATATTTGGACTAAATAGAAATACTTTGGTAGGATATGGATGGGAAGAATTAACGAGGGGTACGCCACTAGAAAGTGAAAGACCTCCCCATCTTGAGCTATTAGATTTAAAGTGGTTATATACAAACCTATCGGTAGCTCCAGATGCTCATGGATTTCCTAAAACTTTATTTGGCATAGAGCATGATAGATATGCTCCTGGTTGTAATTTACAATATGAAGATGGCTCAGGTAATAAAAATACATGGAACTTTCCATGGGCTATTAGTGATTTATCGCTTGGCGCATCACGTATTGGTACTAGTGGAGATAAGATTATATATGACATGGATGGTACGATAATAGGTCAAAACAACGAAACTATAATTCAAGGAGCAAGTATAAATGAGTAGAGAGTGGGCAATCAAACCAATTCCTTTAAGCTTTGGACAAAAAGCATTTAATGAATATACAGGGGAACAAATACAAAAACGAGAAAACGTGTTGTCTAATTTCCCTTTGTATGCAAAGGATAGGAAAGATATACAATACGGTACTCCTTTTAAACCTGAAGATTCCCAACAATGGGCTTGGGGTATGATGAATGTTCATACTGCTGTATGGGAAAATATGGCTAACTCATATCCTTCAGGGTATATTGCAGATAATATCGCATCACATAAACAAAGAGCTAGTGTAATGCAACCTATTACCGGGTATCAAAACCGAAAAGGTTATGAGATGTTTGATGACTCTATGATGGCATTCAAACCTGAAGCACAAAAACTAATTGATGGATATGCTGAAGGCACGGCATGGAACATGCTAAGGTTAGGGAACGATTATGGTAGAAACCCCATAGCATTTAATACAGGTACTGATCGTAGAGAAGCATTGGGTGGTACGCTTACAAACGAAACTCCAGAAGATTTATTTTTGGATGAACCACCACCAGGATGGAATATTAAAGAAGCTTTAGAACAACTAAGCGAAATTAATCCAGTTGCATGGGATACTTATAAATTAGTAATGGGTAGTGAAGAAAAAATACATGAGATAGCCGAAGGCAGTAAGACTCCAGGAGAAGTATTATATAAATTAAATAACTACGTACAAAGCGCCGCAATAATGAACAGCTTAGACAAGAACTTTGAGCAAATGAGCTGGGGCGAAGAAATGTGGGCACTATATGGTAGGGGTTTAATTGTCAATGGTATTATTAATGATCCCGATATGCCTGCATCGTTAACGGTAAGTTTAGGACTTGCTCCCTTTACTTGGGGTGGTAGTCTTTTACTTGGACTAGGTGCTAAGTTACTTAAAGCATCAGTATCCTCTATTAAATGGGGCAAAAGATTAAGCAGATTAGCAAAAATTGCAGGGGGAACAGGAGCTGTTGTATCCCATCTAGCTAAAGTTAGGCATGTCTTGCCCGAAACAGTTGGTCCTACTGTTATGAAGAAGATGTTTAAGAACTATGATAAATGGAAGGGTGCAGATGAATTCTGGTCATGGAGACAGTTCTCTGTAAATAGATTAGGTGACGCAACAGAAGGTAGTATTACAGGCGGCTTTGCTGAATACAGTACACAAAGATATGATAAGCATTATGGATTAAGAGATGATATAGATATGAAAGGTGTACTAAAGGAATCTTTAGTTGAAGCGGCATTGTCTCCGATTATAAACCCAGCAGTAGGCGGCGTACATCGAGCAATTTTGGGCGGTCCTTTGTATGTAGCTAATAAAACTATGATAGAATATATACCAGAAACTTTTAGTAAGGGTCTTACAGAAAATTTTAAATCTTTAATGCAAAACTTTGATCCTGATCAAACAGCGAAAATGTGGACTACAACCAAAAAGTTTGTGCAGCTAGGTGAAGATATTTCAGAATTAACAATGGATGATGTAGACCCTGCGGCACTACAAGACTCTAGTCATATGCTTAACCTTGTCTTAGAAGGTGTTATGAATCATACAAACGTAGATCGCGTAGAGGTCATGAACACTTTATCAACTGTGGTTGGAAAAATTAAAGCGGGAGTAAATACAGGAGACGTAGCTAAAGATTCATTGTTAGGAGCTATGATAGAATCTAATAAAGAAAACTTTGGAGGAGAAGGAAAACTTTCTCTTGATCAAATGGCTTTCTTATTAGCTGATGAACTGTCAAGAAAGAAAGGTAAAAACGGTCAACCCAATCCCTATGGAATAAACAATACTAAATTCTTATTAGAGCTAGAAGAAAAACTTGCACACTTTAAGAATTTATCAGCCTTTGCAAAAGAAAATGGTTTGTCCATAGAAGAAGCTAAGAAAAAGATAGAAGATGAGGGGCTTTTTATAGAAGTATATCCTGGTTTAAAGGAAGAAATCGTCGAACAAATTGGCGTAGACGAATACGAAAGACTTAAAGAAACAGACGAAGGTAAGTTAAAGCTAAGCGGAATTGCTCTTGATATCTTTAAAGAAAAGGAAAAACAATTTCAGGAAACAGTTAAAGCTAAAAGAGAACGAGTTGCAGAAGCTCAGGTAGAAGCAGAAGATGCAGTTGCTGAAAATGAAAACATATATCTAGATGACGAAGATATTCCTGAAGATGTATCTCTCAAAGAGTTGGAACAATTAAAGGAATGGGTAGAAAATCCTGGGGATGCTACTGTTACGCAGATAGATGTAAATATTAACACCTACCTTGAGCAAGGCTTGATTAACGAGGTGCAAGCAAACATGCTTAAAAAAATGACTCTTGAGGTATCACAAGGTAAAAGGGAGATACAGACGTTAACTGCCTTCGAAAACCAAATATACGAAGCATTACCTGCCGACGCGTATGTTGTAACTCTTATAGAGTGGCCTTCCAAGAATTGGCTTAATGCTGCATATAAATTATCTAAAGCAGGCGTTCCTTTCCACAATAGATTAGCAGAATTACGAGGCGAAGCTCAAGCTACAACTAGCGAAAGAAAAACTCACGAGATTATTTCTGTAGACGAACACGATAATGGGGCTGATATTAAGTTTAGAAATGACGCAGGGGATATTTTAAACCTATCAATAGAAGTATTCGACCACGCAGTAATGATTGATGGTGTGCCGGAATATGGGAAGATGATAGAAGGTCATTTTTCAGCAGAAGATCAGACGAAGATAGACACTATGTCTGGTGATCCATTTACGGTTCTTAATACCGTAGGAGAGCAGTTGTTACTTTATGCTAAAAAGTTTGATGTGGATTTTGTTAGAATTATGTCTCAACAAGGTGAAACAGAAACTAGAAAACCAGGTGGGCCAAGTGCAAGGGCTAGAATATACCAAAGAATGTTAAATAGAATTGTTGGCGAAGTTAAGCCAATTTCTTCAGACGAAGCTACTGGAACTTTTGTATATCGTTACTCTGATATCTTAGAAGCACAAAAGCGTACAGCTGGAGAAGGGGAATCAAAAGACAAGGAAGAAGTCCCAGAAATTATTATACCTGCGTCACGACAAGAAGCTATTGCTAAAATAGAAGATTATATAAAAGACTTTCGAGAAAATTTCAGCCTTTCAGAAGATGGTTCTGAATATATAGACAACGCAGGCAATATTTTCGAGAGAGTTTCTTCTGTTATCGAAGAACAAATAGGAGAAATAGATCCAGAAGCTGCCGCATTAAAAATGGGTACTCTTATAGATGATGTTGCTAGAGATTATATTACTAATCCAGATGAAGCAACAAAACCAGAAGGATGGAGCGACGAAGCATGGGAACAGTTTAAAGACGTATGGGATCCGATTATCCAGCAATGGAAAGACGAGGGACGTTGGTATACAGCAGAAGAAACAACCTTTGGTTCACTAGATGCAGGTGGCAGCGGAAGAAGTATTGCTGGCACTACTGACATTTTAACTATCACTGAAGATGGTAAAGTTGAAATCTTTGATATCAAAACAAGTAAATACGATACTTCTGAGTGGGATACAGAATTTGGTGATAGGCTATCTAAATCCGAACGATATAGTAAACAATTATCTCTTTATGCTACATTAGTAGAAGAAGCTTTAGGACTTGAAGTAGCAGAAATTACTGCTATTCCGCTAGAACTAAATTATAACGAGACTGATCTGATTCCTATTAGCATTACTAAGAATAATAATGTAGGACTACGGTTATTAAATAATATTAGAATTACTAATGGAGGTCTTGTTAGTAGAGGAACGGATGCAAGGAAATCTCCGCTATCTACTCCAGCTCCTGAAGAAACTGAAGAAGATGCGCCAACTGATTTCCAAAAATGGCAAGACAGGTTAGATACTAGTATAACTAAAACTCAAAAAACTATTCATGATTTAACAGAAGAAAATAAAAGTGAAGATATTCCTGAAGAAAAGAAAGAAAAGAATATTGATATAATTAAGAAACTAAAAGAATCTTTAAAGAGATTGGATAGTGCGAGACGTAAGTATAAAAAAGAAATTGCTGAGTGGGAAGCACTGGATGAAATTACTCCAAGGATAAAAGACTTGCATAAAAAGATGCTAACTTTTGAAAAAGAATTAAAAGATGCAGAACGAATTCTTTATAATAATCCTGAGTATATCTATATAGTAGAACTACACAAAGCGTTAGGATCTGGACAGACACATATACAAGGATTAATACGCCATACTTGGGATAAAGAAGCAGCAGATAATTTAACTAGAAACCAGTGGATAAAACAACGACGAGAAGCCTTAATAGCAGAACAAGAAACAGAAGAAACGAAAAAAACAGATGATGAAATAGAGACACAGATTAAAGAAGAAGCTAAAGAATTTGAAAGAGAAGTTACTTTAGATGCTATAATTGAGGAAGGGTTTAGACCATCCCTCGCTTTAATGTTAGACAATATTCCAGAAGAAAGTTTAATTAATGTAGACGACGAAGGCAATCCGGTTTCTAATAAAAATATTATAACCCAACTACAATCACTTTTAGCAATAGAAAAAGATCCCGATCCTTCTGAATTCAGTAACATGACAAAGCTTAAAGAAGCTATACTAAGTTTGCCTGATGTAGAAGTAACTAAAACTGAGTTAAATAAAATGAACCGCGGTGAGTTAAATGAACTCTATATTAAACTAAAAAAGAAAGCAGACAGAAGCGGTAAAGTAATTTCCCGTACCGTGTTATTACAAGCTCACCAAGAAGCGGATGCTAAGTTAACACAAATGGGTTTAGACATTCAAGGTACTGAGGCGTTTATAAATCTATTAGAAGCTAAAGATAAATTAGAACAAGCTAGTACAGAATATAATATTACAAAATCTGCTTTACAGGACGAAGCTACTAAAACTAGAGGCATGGCATTAAGATCTATAGGAGATTGGCAAGAACTTCTAGCGGTTCAAGCGGTTTTAAAAAGATATATAGATTCATCAATTGCTTTAGTTGAAAATGGAGAAGTACAAACAGCTAGAGATATAAGAGATATCGCACCTGCTGGATCAAGGTTAAGAAAAGAAATCAATAAAATTATTCTTGAGATGGAAAACGATGAAGGTCCTACTAATAACGATTTAGATGCCGCTAGAGAAAAAGCAAAAACTCTGGAGGATGTATCATGGGAAGATGCAATAAACGGTATACTGCATAAATTACCATGGTCGTTTATAACAGATAGAGCTGTGTCTATACTGGATTCTGATTTAGAGACCGGCGCAGAAACAAAACGAAAAAATTGGATTTTAAATGGACTCGAACAAGAAAGAACTAGAATCAGTAATCTATCTCCTGAGCAAATGTGGAGAACACAAGTTCCAAGAAACTTACAATACTTAGCTAAAACTAAACTACATCAAATGTCAGAACAAGATTGGCTTACTGTAGAAGCTGCGGATATTACCGGTCGTGATATTGAGTTATATGATAAAAAAATATTCGGCGCTGAAGCAGCGGCTAAAGAATTAGAAGCTTTAGAAATTATTAGTAATCATTTAAACGATAGACGTAGTGGATTAAATCCAGATCAACCAATTAGATCAGCAGAAATTCGTAAGTGGGCTGAGAATACAGCATATGGAGAATGGGCAGTTTCACCTTCCGTCTTATTTAAACAAGCAATAAGCAAAGAACATGAGATAGATTTAAATAAAATAACTGACGACGAGCTAGCGAATTTGGAAGTTGAAATAACTTTTGATGCAGATCTATTAGTTGATGTTATTCGAAATCTTCTAGAAGAATCTTTAGTATATAATTCTTACTTTGGTCGTAAAATTCCATCAAGGTTAAGAAAAGCAACCGTCGGCGAAACTCTTAAATCTTTAAGCTTAAAGCGAAACAAGGATGGATACTTCCCAGCGAAAGAAGCTAGAAGACATATTAAAGATATGTATGATGCTGTATTGCCTATACTAAGAGAAAGGGCAGATGAGTTTGGGTTTGTATATGAAGTCAATGAAAACACGCTATGGCCTAGTGAATCTTCAGGTCCGCTGGAAGGATTAAGTCCAGCGGATAGAGGTAAGGCAGAAGCTAAATATGAAAACGTAGCTAGAAATGCTATGATTAAACGTATACTTAAATACTTATCTAAAACAGGAACAAGAACTTTAGTTGATAATATAATGGAAGAAGTCGGTTACATAAAAGAAAAAGATGTAACTAATCAACAGTTGGCTATGATACTAGCTGATAAAATACTTTTAGCTATTCCTAGTATAACTGAAGATAACTGGACAATCAGTAGCTTTGGTGATGGTACTGTAGATTGGCAACCCGCTAAGGATGCAGGAGAAGGATTAGTAGATTACTTTAGTATGAAATCTCTTGTTACTAAACGCCATAAAGTAAGTATCATTCAATATGATGATGGAAGATTTGGTATTGAAGTAAACGGTATACTAGATACAGATGAACACGAAAGTACAGCGATCTTAGCTTTGACTAAAGGTCAGGGCAATATGCTTGCGCTTATTCCACTATACGAAAGATTAAGCATAGCTGAAAATAGTAGAACTAGATTTAGAATAGAAAAGATTACCAATATCATTAATGCTCCAGAAGAAGTACAAGCGCAGTATAGAAAAGAGTGGGAAGAAAAAATTAGAAACACCAAAGTTGAGGCAGCTCTTCCTGAGGGAGCAGGGGTAATGATAAGAATACCAGATAAAAGAAATCCTATTTATTCTGGCGCTATACCTACCGAAGATAAACTTGCAGCCCACTTCTTCCCCAACCTATTATTACAAACTACAGAAGAAGAGTTCTTAACAAGAGAAGAAATATTAGATGCCGGTATGTATTATATGCTTGACCTGCCTAACTTAAGTCGTGCATACATCCAAGACTCTGTTACCTATTCAGCAAAAGCTAAAAAGAATAGACGGCTAAGTGCTGAGGTTCCGACTCATGTTCAAATAACTGAAGAAGTAATTACTAAAGATGGTATAGAACGTAAGAAAGTAACAGGCATATCAATGGGATCTGACTTTATTTTACCTCCGCATGAGATCCTTGTAAACGCTATCTGGGAAAATATTGGAGGATCTTATCAAAATGTATTTGATCTAGCTATGGAAAGTTACGAAATAACTCGAAACCATTTAATAGAAAAACACGGCGAAGAAGCATTTACAAAAGGTAAGATGTGGAATAGAGATGTCATGCATGATGATAGAAAGAGTAGTGTATGGTGGGAATTCATGATGATGGCAGGTGCTTTAAATCCTAAGGTACAGAAAACCATTGATACTATTAGACAACAGCTAGCCAATAAAACATATGGTGGAGAAAACTTTAAACAAAACTTAGACGATCTCTATATTGAAAGTGGTATATATGTTGTCGGTAGTATATTCGATGCGCCTCAACATAAAGACAGATCTTTAAGTATTCCATCCTTTATGTCTATCTTTAACAATCTACAAAACATTAAAGATAGAACTGATTGGGATAGAATATATGAAGCTGCAGATACAGACCAACAAAAACAAATGGATGTTATTAGAGACTTCTTTAAAATACCTGCACTACGAACTATGTATACAGGCGGCATGAAAGCTTTCTTAAGTACCTTTGAAGGCGAAAAAGAAGAAGGAACTAAGTGGCTGCAGTCAGCTTCGGAAGTATTCGGTATTAATATTAAAGATCTTAGAGCTGAATTAGAAAACCTAAGTAAAATTCTTTATGAGAATAGTTACATTGAGACGGGTATTTTAATGGAGAATGCGCTAGGTATGGATGAAGAAATCCGTTCAGAGGTGCTAAAGTTCATGGAAACAAAACAAGATGAATCCGAATTGATTAAAAAATCAAAAGACATCTTGCAAGCTGTAAGTAGAGATCCTGAAAATATAAATAATATTATTGGATTAAACGGTATCCTTGAAGTTATGGAAGCTAGTGTAGCACATTGGGTAGAACTTGCTTATCCAGAAGGAGCTACACCTGCCAATATGAAGAAAGCAAAGAAAAGATTAGTTAATGATCCTTTAGAAAAGAGTAAGAGATATTTAACAAAACTTAAAGCAAAGGGTATTGCAATACCTTCTGGAATGAAAGATGAGCATTGGCAATTCCTTCATGAGCTATGGCTACCAAAAGAATTTAAATCCTGGCAACATATGGATTTATTTAAAATGTGGAATATCATGTTATCTGGTGCTTGGCAAATCAACGCAAAGAACATAAGTCAAGTAGCTAAGACCTATGGTATTATGGATTATAAATTAGAACATCTAATGGGATTACCAGAACAAAATATATATCTAAGGCAACGTCCTCAAGATACTGCTCAACGTGCCTTTGATGAGTATGGTATCTTACCAAACAATAAAGGTATTAGGTTTGATAGAGCAGAAGTAGATGCTGACAAGTTAGCTATCTATGTAGAAGAACGCAAGCAAAGCATGAATCAAGCTGAGTTTAAAAAAGATCCTGAGTATTACTTTAATCAATTTATATTAGAATATATGGAACAAGATAAAGATCATCGTGCCGCCTTAGGTGCTTTCGATCTAGTCGATAGTCCTATGCATAAGATATATCGAGATGCTAAAAAAGAAGGAGCTACAGATAAACAAGCATGGGATAAAGTTAGAGCCGAATTGGATAAGATGCTTTGGTATGAAGAAATGTTAACATGGTCAGAAAAGTATCCATTACCTTTTGAAGATTATACTATTGAAGATTCAAATGCAGAATTCTATAGTCACTTTATGAATTCTTGGAATCAAAGCTGGGAAGAAAGGGCAGGTACTCTACCTGCAGAATTGCAGCAGGAAAAACAAGCTAGAAAAGAAATGAATGATAAGCCATGGAGAAAAGAGTTTATTGAGGGTAGAGTTAAAATGGGACGTTCTCTTGTAGTTGATCCTAAGAGACCTCACATTAATCCTTATGCTGTTGTTGAATATGACGATGCAGTCGCTAGCAAATATGATCATCCACTAACTGTAGATAGTGAAAACAGTAAAGGTCCTATATCATTTATTCCTAAGATGAATAACTATTCATTTGCTAATAGAGGTATGATGGGATTGGAACTAGCATTGAGAACGAGAAAATTAAACGAAAGAATGGACCCAATTGAACAAGTTTTAGCCAATACAAATGAAACATTGTCTACTAAAGAAGGAGCAGAAGAAGTTATAAAGCCTTACTTAGAAGGACGAAAACCATCTATCGCTGCTCCAGAATCCGCACTAGGTCGTATAAGTCCTTGGAATCTTAATACTATTCCAGAACCACTGCCACCAATTCCGCAGTATATAGTAGAAGAAGCTTTGGAGTTAGACGATACACGTCTGGGACAAGAGGTTGGTAGGTTCTATCAAAGAATAACTGAGTATGCTAGAAGTATTGGAATGGAAGATGAACTAGATAATCCCGAAGCATGGCCTTTCTTAAACTATATGTTACGAACTCAGAACGTAATAAAACGAAATCTTCAGTTTACTAAACGAGGCGCAAGTAAAACACTAGGAGAAACTCTAGCTATACGTTCTAGATTTAAAGAAGACTTCTTAGAAATCTCTCAACTATCAAGAGACTTACGAGAAGAGACAAGAGATGTTATGGATTTAGAAACACCAGGGAAACCTTTAGGGATTCATAAGCCGCCTGTCGATATGACACTCGGTGAATTCTTAGGCAGTAAACCTACGAGTATGACAGATCCTACTCCATTGATTGATCACACTCTTCTATGGGATCAACTTGACTTTACAGTACCCGAAGAAAGTGTAGTTGATCAAGCTACTTTAATTGATGAGCAAGGTAATGAACATCCAATTGAATCTAAGACATCACAATTCTTAACTAATATTAACTTTAATAAAGACTTTATTAAGTACGCTGTTTCATCCCTATTAACAGAAGCTTATGGTGTAGAAGAAATCAGAAAATTCAAAGATGGTAAATATGCAAGCTTAGTAGAACCAGGTTCAGAAAATCTAGACAACTACTTTGATATCATAGATCAATTTAGTTTAGAAGATCTTCGGGAATTGTTATATAATATTAAAAACGGTGCTAAAGAAAGTCCTGTATACTTACATATGGACTTACGTTTGATTCGTGAACTAGGTGAAGCATCCCCAGAAAAACGAAAAGAAATGGCAGATCATTTATTTGTAGGTATTGAAAACGCAGAGTTGGCAACTACGAATGAAAAGACTGGTATTAGGCATAAGTTTAAGCATAGAGAAGGTGGTATCTATTCTGGTATGCATGCATGGTTAGCTGTACCTTCTAGAGTTAAAGGCGATACAGCTAGACTAAGAATAACACCAGAAGGTTTAATACGTATGGTTATGACATTAACTAACTCTGATTTACTTTGGAGAGCACAGATGTCTGCCATTAGTGGAAGATCTCTTGGCGTTGATGTAGACTTTGATGGCGCACCTATTAGTACTGTTGCCACTTCTAGATTGGTAAGAGAAAACGAAGGAGCTAATAATGTTCGTCGTATTCGAAAACGATCTATCCAAGAAACTACTGCTTTAGATATTATCATGGGTAAAACCGAAACAGGAAAACCACAACTTAGAACTGTAACGTCTGGTCGTAGTACTATCCGTTCAGCGGCAGTACGTCACGTAAATTACGGAGACTATCATCATCCTCGACATAAAGGAAGACTACAAAACTTTGTGATTGATGAAGTGTATTACGGTATTGCTAATGGGTTAGTGACGCAGATTAATACATTAGGTAATGGCGATTTAAATACCGCAGTAGATAAAGTACAAGAGTATATACATAAAGCTAGAATGGGAGAAGCTCATGAAAAGAATGTTATTGATATACTTGCATTAACAGTACTCGCTAATTCAGACGGAAATAATTTCCATCAAATCGATGTAGATACTCTTACCGCTTTCTTATATAATGAAGAGATTGGTAATCCAGATTCTACGAAAGTTATTACAGCAGCTCGTAATGAAGCATATGAGTTATATAGAAACTTACAGTCTTTAATCTCTAAAGACGAACATGTCTGGTCTGGTAATGATTACGATGCACTTGCGGCTGACTTTGTTTATAAACTCGCTGCAAAAGAATATCAATACCCAGATAATCCTAAACTTAATATGACAGCCGAAGAAATGGTAGATCAAATGTATGAAGATTTCTTTAAGAGAGTAGACCAAGAAGCTCCTTTAAGAATAGACGCTACTGAAGTAATTGTAGATGTAATGCAAAATCTTGGTATGTCTCAAGAAGATGCTCTTAAAATGCCTGAGGTAGTAAATTACCAAGAATGGTTAGCTGATACTAATAAGACATATCAACTAGATATTGAAACTGACCATACTAATGAAAATATTATTTCTATTGGTATTAAAGAAGGATCTAAAGAAACTAGATATGTAGGAAACAGTAGTGAATTCTTAAGTCAGAAACAAGCTCTAGCTATACTTAAAGCTATAGAAAAGAATCAGCAAGACGGTTATAAGGTTTCTGCCTATAACGGTGTTAGCTTTGACTGGAGAATACTTGGAAAGGTAGCTGGAGATCATAACTTAGCGGCACGAATTGCACTAAGAAGTATAGATCCGTTTGAAAACTTAAGGTCATTTAAGAGTAGGAATAAAGGAGTGGGATACCATGCATGGCATGGATTAGAAGCGGTAGCCGAAAGACTAGCTAAGAAACCATGGGAAAAGAGTATGGATGGTCTTGAAGCTTATCTCTATTGGCTAAGAGGGCAAGGTATTGAAATAAATAAAGAGTCTGTTATGAAATATAACATAGACTTAGATAAAATAAAGAACTTAAAAGAACATAAAGGTAAAGGTAATAGTGCTGTCTTTAAATACTACAATGACATTGAACCTTCTGACGCTACGACAAAACTAAAGAAGTATACTAAGGAAGACGTAGACATACTAAATGAAGTCTATCACGCATTAAACAAGAAGACTAATCAACAAGATAGAACTTCTCACATTGGAGAATACAGTGTTACTATTGATCAGATGTATCCTACTTGGTTCTTAGATGCTAGAAGAGATCTTGAGTATAAAGGACTAGGAGAAGAAAAACTTTTCTTTGCAGAATGGGATTCAACTATCAAAGAACAAATACTTGAACTCTCAGGCAATATGAGAAAATCTAATTTCAGTAATGTTATTGCTAATGGAGATATCCGTAAGAATAAAGATCTAGCTTTAGCGGCTTTACATAAAGCTATTGGACGCGAAGAAGAAGCAGAAATAAATTCTGTTAGTGAATGGATTGACTCTAAAGTAAAGCACGAGTTTAAAGATATTGCTACTGCTTCTGCTGCTAATGATCATTTATATAAATACGAAGAAATCCATAGAGGACAGTTAAGAGATATCTTTGATCACATAAACGAATTAGTTACAACACATGAGGCATTAACAGAACATGATGCTATGTTAATGCGGGATCTTGTATTACGTATTTATCATGTCAATCCGTTTAACATCCTAGATCTTCACATAGTTAATCAGATTAACGAAGAGAAAGGTGTACCTGTATCTGGCGCTATGAAAACAGAAGAGGGTAAGTTTGAAATCAGGATTGGTAAAGGCTTTGTAGATATCCAAGAAATTGGTGGCGGACGAGCACCCCTTATCTTTGCACACGAACTAGGTCACGTAGGTAGATTAAAATGGATAGAGTCTAACCGAAAAGAATGGAGACAGTATCGTGATATAATGCATAGTGACGGTGGTAAAGAATTTATCAAAGCCATGGTACAAGCATTCAATGAAGGTCGATGGGATGCAAAAGCTGAAAAAGAATACGAAAGATATACAACTGATGTTGAAGAATTTATGGCTGCAATGTATGGATACTATATGCTAGAAGGGCAGCTACCTGCTTATACGGAATACTTAGATTCTACTAAAGGTAAGAAAGCTTTACCGCCAGGATACCATGACGCAGAAGATAAAAGTTGGAGTATCCTAAGAAGAATCTTTGACTTTGTTTTAAATAGATTACAACGAGTTGCTAATGTCTTTAGAGTATTTAGACACCAACATCCAGAAGCAGCCGAAGTTTCAGAAAAGCTTATTCAAAGAATGTTAGGATGGTCAGCAGACAATACTGCTCTTATACAATATGCTAGCGATGTTCCAACTGGTGAACTGATGTTCATGGAACCTCGATTCCCTCAGGTTGAAGAAAAAGCTCCTGTATATGATGATGCATTTATCATTGAAGCATGGCAACGAATGAAAACACTAGAAGCAAAAGCAGCTACAACTACAGGATTAACCAAAGAAGAAAATCATGAATATGGAGAAATTGTTAGACTAATAAACTCCGATGAAATGTCAACACCCGATGAACTAAATACTACTAGGTGGGAACGTGTGACTGTAATGAGCGATATAATGGACAGAGATATGTTAGATCCTGAATCTAAATCTATGTTCGGAACCGATGCTGCTATGAGTCTTCCTGATTTGTTTTATGTGCTACATACTGTAAACGAAGAAACGCTAACCCCAGCTACAGCACTTGAGCGAAGGGTTCTTGCTTCTCATATATTAAGAACCACAAAGAAAGAATTTGGCTATCAAGTAAATAATTCTGCTGGTGAAGCTATGAGAGCTGCAGGTAAATTCTTAAGCAAGATGGGACAAAAACTTGGAATTGCTGACAGCGAAGAGGCTATCAGTCAGCTAATGACTGACGTACTCGTAGGTAATACTGGAGCTAACTATACCTTTAATTCTCTATTCACAATTCCTATTATGCTAACATCCTTATTAGAAAGTAAGGTTGCAGGAATGAGTGGCAACTATACTAACATATTTGGACAAAGAGATATTTCAGGAAGTCTGCGACAATTAGAAACTTGGAGTAGTGCAATCGGTGCTATTACGAACGAAATAATAATAGAAGTCGGTGGAACTATAGATAAGATTGCAGGTAAAATAGTAAGTGAAGGCAATAAGAATATCATGGCTGATATTTCATTTAAAATTCTACAGGCTGTTCAAGGCGAAATGGATACGAAAGATTATCTTAAGACGTGGGAATTAGATATTCCTGAATTAGCTGATACTGAAGTTCCTGCTAAAGCTTTAGAAATAGCTAGACTTTTACATAACCAATTGACTTTCTTCCAAGCAGAAGGTACAGCATTGGGTATGTTTAGTAAATTTATGCATGCTATTCCTATGCAGTTACAAAATAGTATCTGGACTGAAGGCGAAGTAGGGAAAGGTTATACTACTCTTAGAACTGAAATGCGTAACGAAGTTCAGAAACGTATTGAAGACCCAATAAACTCATCACTTGTTGAGCCTACTTTAGTTTATGCTGCTAACTTCTTACCAGACTTAGATCAAGAAGGTATGGCTGATTGGTTTGAAAGTATAGCTATAAATAATCCTAGTCAATTACTTATGGGAGATCTAGTGGCTACTAGAGCACTACAATATCTTAAACAAATAGGTACAAAGGATTGGGTAACTCGAGATCAAGTTACTGCACTTACAGCTAGAATAAGAGCTGGTGAACATAAGGTTGTAGCTGCTGTGCGAGTTGCTACAAAAAGTATTATGGATGGCTTTGGAGAAAAAAGAATTGACTGGGAATTCTTAAAGAGACAGCAAGATAGAAGCGCAGATTATGCCGGTGCTTATAAAGGTTTAAAGGATAGATACAGTGCAATACTAGATTCAGAAAACTATTCTACTGAAACCGCTTTGTCAGTAAAAAGAAAGCTAGCTCAACTTAGTTCACATTCTCTTGGGCTAGGTTTAGAAAAGTATTACTTTAAATCTAGAAAGGGTAGTAGTGTTCTTCCTATGAATAGTGATACTCCTATTGATTTAATTACTAGTACTATGTTAAGTCGAGCAGCGGCAGGTATGTACTTTGTTAATGATCTATGGGTTGTACCTAATCCAGTTAAGATAGCTGAAAACAATCCAGTAATCCGAGAACACTTAGTACTCGATCCTGTTCAATTGACTGAAGGTATGAGAAGAGGTGTCGGTAATAAGATCTTTGAACAACAATTAGTTCAAGATATGTTCGGAGTAAAGGGAGACTTCCCGCTTATCCTCGACTTATTTGAGAAGGTATTTGAAGATGGTGTACAACTCCTGAATGCTGACGGTACGGTCATTGATAGAGCTGGCTCAGATACAATAGCTAAAAGTATTGAAGAGCTAAGAGGCAAACACGACTTTGTTCAAGGGCTGCAAGAAACTCCAACTACTAGTAGTAGAGTTGAAGAGTTTATATATAATATTGCTCCCTCATTAACTAAGATAGCTTTTGCTGTAAACATGCCTATTGCTTCTTATACCTTCGAAGGTTTAATGTCATCCTTTATTGAATTAGTAGGTAAAAGAAACTTTACAGGACTTATAAGAGGAATCTTATCTCCTGCTTGGTGGGCAACCCAAAGTAAAGCACAGAAAGCTTCTAAGCTTAGGGATATTATTCGATATACTCAAGCGTTTAATAGAGCGTGGATTCCTGAATGGGATCGACCAGCGACTCAACCCAATCCTGGAGCACTCGAAGGATTTATCCAAGGATGGGGAGAACAGATGATGCGACCGGCTCAGTGGATGCACGAAGCAATTGCTGCCACTAGAAGTGAAGACTATAGAAATCATCTTAGAGGTTTACTAGAAAATGGTAATAATTCTAAGCTAGCTCGACTAGTAACTGCTATTGAGAATGCACAAAGATCAGGCGCAGTAATTGATTACCGAACTCAACAAATGGTTGAAGGAGCAACAGCTGAATTAGAAACTCCAGATACTTTAGACGAGCTAATGAAAAGCAGAGAAGTCAATATACCAGAAGGTATGAGAGGTATAGTTAGATCTCTGTTTAACAGCGGAATGCTTGTAAGAGAGAACTTTACTCTATTGCAAAAAATGATTGAAGATTCGAGAAAACATTTCCGTAGTCAAAATATTGATACCTTCTCGCCAGCAGAAATGCTAAGCCATGCTTCTGCTCTATATGACCTACGTAATTCTACTGGTTCTAGTAAGGGTGACTCACAGCTTGATAAATTTAAGAATCGTTTGTTAATTATCCAAGCTCTTTCCAGTGCGGAACAAGATTACATCCAAGAAGTTATGGTATCCCCTAACGCCTTTGATGTGACTACAAGACGAGGCATAGGTCTTGGTGGCTTCTTATACGAGATCTTTAGACGATTCCCTGTGCTATTCATATGTCAGCATATCTTAAGAAAAGCTAAACACAACTCGCTTGCTAGATTAGGTCTGATGGTCGTTGGTATGCTCATATTAGATACTATATATATGATAGCACTTAGAGCAGCTATGGGTATGCCTCTTGAAGATCTATTAGAAGAATTTGAAAAAAATCCTGCATCATTCCTAGGTAAACTAGCAGCTCGCTGGCCAATCTGGGGACGCTATGGACAGATAATAGCTGAAGTCATAAGCCAAATATCAGGCAATATCTCATCTTCACCGGGATCAATGATTCCTGCAGGTGCTTTAGCTACTACATTAAACCAAGCATTGAAAGCACTTAAGAGTGGTATCATCGCTCCCGCTAGTGGAGAAGATGTAAACTGGCAGGATATAGTGAACTCTACACGATTGATACCGTTGGTTGGTGATACCTTCCTAAGACTAATCTTCTATCAGACACTAGGACAAGGTATAGAGCGTAAGAAGATGGGAGGGGGCACAAGGTCATCTCGAGAGGCAGAACCTAATACAGAGCACGTAGGGGCTACTGTAGGCTCTCTCATGTATAACTGGGAAGCTATTACAGAAGCACTGCTTGAGGAAGTAGCTGTAGAAGAACCATTAGGGTTGCCTTATTACCCTGGAAACCCTTCGATGAACATGTTCCAACCTGATCCAACTCCGGTTAAACAGCCGTTAGATTCCCAGCCTCCGTTACCACCTCAGACTGACATGCCGATATCGCAACCAGAACCGGTAGCTCCTATAATGGACAGGCTTGAGGAAGCAGCGGGTGCAGCAGGAGGTACTGAACTAGCAGATCGACTAGGGGGTTGAGAATTTACACGGGCATAGGGTAGTACGAACTGGATTCGTTTCCCCCCCGTACCCCCTTATGATGGTATTCTCCATCAAGCTATGAGTTCCAGCTTAAAGGACTCAATTCAAAGGCATAAGCGCTATGAACTACGACACCAGTTTTGTCATTGCGTGTATGTCCATCTGTCTATCAATGTATTCATTATGGACATGTTGGAATACTTCGGCTGATAGCAGCAAATTAAACGAAGTATATAGGAAAGATTTACAAAGTCTCATGAAGAAACTAAATGAGATGAATAAAGATCTTTCCTAACACACTCGATTTCTTAGGTCGAAAGGCCTAAGAGATTTTTTAAGAATGATGGTATCCTCCATCAACCCTGCGCTTGGGTAAAGCGTGTTACAGAGAGCAAACCAATGAGATATTGCTTAGTGCAATGCATCATGGGTCTGTCGATCGCTGCGTTTATGATCCTTGGACGGATATGCATGGATGCTGCAAGAGCTGTTGTCTCCGACGATGCAATCATGGTACTTTGGATAGTACTTGGTTTCATGTGTTGGGGTATAGCAGTCGCTTGTGGAATCTATTGTATTATGCTGGCCATAGATGAATGGAACGCACGAATGGGCAGATAACCTCGATGTACAACGGAGCTTCGGCTCCCCTCCCCTGTCTGCAGCACAGGGGACGAATACAGATACATTCCTTCGGGCGTGTGTCTGTATTCGTATGATGGTATCCTCCATCAACCCTGCGCTTGGGTAAAGCGTGTTACTAGATGATAGGATTTTCTGATGAAGAAGATTTTTATTGTTGATGTATGTGGTGAAGCTCCTGTGCCTTACACTGACATGATGGACGCTTTCAATGCGGCTATTAACGCCGTACTGAAAGAAGGTTATCATGCACATGTGTACCTTGACGGAAGACAAGTTCTTTATGTCAAGAACAGAGACAACCATGTTGAAGTATGCCAAACTATCTTCATCTGCAAGGATGATGTAAAGAATGGTCGCTACAACTGTCGCTACGACACTGGTGATAAGCGCCACGTACATCTGGTAGTATAACTACCATCCAATGGCGTTAGCGCCCCGCCCTCACCTGCAGCGTGAGGGCCTAATACAGATACATTCCTTCGGGCGTGTGTCTGTATTAGGTTGCGCGAGAAAGAAATACAACTCTTCACAAGGAGGTGAAGCCAAAGTTGTGAGAGTGTATTGCCTTCGGGCAGCCTACTAGGGCATACTCGCCGTGAGTATGTTCGCCGTTAATGCGAACTTTTTTGAAAGGTTTGTCATGGGTTATTTACTGGGCCCTTTCCGCGAAGCTCAACCACAAAATCGCGGAGCATATTGTCGTACGCCAGGAGATCTTAAGCTTCTCAGCAAGTGGAAAAAAGATATGGAAGCAAGAAAATCTGGTGCTAAAGTCAAAGGACAATGTCCAAAGTGCAAGAAGTACTATTATAGTGATAAAGTTCTTTATTGTGCTGTTGGTCATGCTACAGAAGCTATTGTACGATAAGTCACCGTTCCGGTGGAGTGTGTGCTATCCCTTAGCGGGGATGGCATAACTTTTTGTTCAGCTCTACCCTAGCCAACAGGGTTAAAGAGTGTAGTATCTATTTGTTGGTGAGTTTTTTATGGAGGCATTCTCTTCGGAGAATGTACTATTATGAAAAACCTAACAGGTTTAAAATCCAGCTTGAAAAAGCTGGTGGCAGATTCCGTTTTTCACGGGCCTATTCCTCGACTTGCGAGGTGGGTGTGGGACGAAAGATCGCTTGAATCGATCGTTGATCGTTCGGTGAATCCCACTAAATGTGCCTTAGATACCTTAGCCGAAGGCAAGGAATTGTCGGAGGTTTACCAAGGATTCTTGGATTATCTTGAAGAAGAAAATCCTGGATTCTTGGCAGAAGTAAAATCACTTGACCAAGTTAAACTGGTTGAAGTGATTCAAGATGCAGTGGCACAAGCCCACCGTGATGAATGCCAGGAAGATAGCTTCCACTACCTACCTACCAGAGATGGTAGAATCTTCTTCACTACCGCAGAAATGCGAGAAATGAAAATAGAAGAAGGTAGTATGCATGACATCGAAGTCTCACGTCACTGGGACAGCGACCATGTTGTTTCAGAAAACATGCGTGAAAGGGCTCGCCGTGACTTTGAAGCACCTAGTGTGCTTCTCTTGGATGATATTGAACTGCTTGTTCAAGCTAACGAAGCTATCGAAGGCGACAACGCGCTGTTCCATCCAGATTTCTACGACAATGTGAACAACATTGGTAGCGCAGACTTTCATGTACTACCCAACATGATTACTCAAGTTGGTCGTGAAATGTATAACACGAAGAGTAAAGGATTTATCCAAGCTTCAAAGCATCTTCGTTACTGTTACGGTACCCCTGAGGACATTCCGTCCACTCCTGAGAACACGAAATTTATCTTTGATAGTTTCGATAAACTTGGGTTGAGTCCTACGAAAGTAGATCATATCCTTAGTAATCCTTCGGGTTATGTTAGAAGTTTAGTGGATGGTAAGAAAACCCTTCGTAATTTGAACTACGCACACATTGCTAATGATTTGCTAACCAAAGGCGCAACTAATCGTTGTGTAACGTTGGACGGTAATTCAATGGCGATCGTTACTAAAGCAGTAGTGTGGGGCCAAGACGTTATTCAGAAACTCTTTGGTCGTAGTGTTGCAAGTTTGGTTGATGCAAATCATCCTGACTATGTTCACCCTCGAGCCGGCGTTTATAACGGCATGATGGTACGAGGTAATAGGGTTGACGGATTTGGTTCCTTCCCAGAACTAGCAAGAGTTCCATTCGATTCGTTTGATGCAGATGGAGGGTCAACGTACTTTGTACAGACTGTCTATGGTGCTCAAGCTAAGCGTAATGCTTTAACAATGCTAGGTCTAAAAAGTAGGATCCTACCTCAAGACTTAGAAGACGCAACCGATGTTGACGAACTTGATCTACTAATGAGTATTATCGGAGACGAAACAACAAACTCCGCTTCTATTCCAGATTGGGCTCTGCAACTATGGATTAACTGGTGTGCTAGCAAAGGCGCTGATCCCGATACTTCAAATGATCTTATCCTACAAGATTTTGCAGATAGTATCATGGGTGAGTGGGTAGATACTGTTCATGCGAACCTACCAATTCTTGGTGTTTCTAGTAAATTGTGTAACTACATTTATACTAAAACCAAGAAAGAAACTGGTGCACCACCTCGTGTTCAATTCACTGACGATTACGGTTTTAGTATCCGAGACGTAGTGAGACATCCAAGCAAGTACCGCAGACTTAACATAACAGTCGGCAAAGACTTGTATACCTTGGGTGTACGCGGTAAGGTCCGAAGGTTTCATTTCAAAGAACATGGTACTATGCTAGATCCTTTAGCGGAACATGGTACAGAAGTTATTTGGATGTGGGATTGGAAAGACCGCTTCCGTGAAGCTATTAGTCATATTACCAAACATCACGGCAACATTGAACTTCGTTCTTTGTTTGACGGTGGCATGGTTCCTGCATCACTAGCTTTAATAGCTAGTCAAACAGCAACCCAAGCTATGAATGGTTTACCAGATAAAATTAGTTCGTTACCAGAACAGTACGGACTACCTCATCCAGGTAAAGGTGGTAATCTATTGGACGATAACGCAATAATTGTGAGTATGGAATAAGGAGAATCTGCTCGGGGGAATGCGCTATCAGGTGTAGAAATATGCCTGATAGCTTTTGAGGTAGAGGACAACGTGTTCTCTACATTCACACTGTTTTGTTAACTGGAAGGAAAATCCAATGAGCGAAAAAACTCACAACACATGGACTCACACAGTCTTCAATGCGACGGGTGTAAGAGCCTCGTCTACACCTTGGTTAGTAGCTATCACACTCTATCGACCTAAAGAAGCTGAACACACAGTAACTGTCAGAGCATGGAGAGCCGACAAGCCTCAAGCTCCTGATACTACGTGGTACTCTGGCATCATGCCTGTTCAAGCCTTCAAAGGTAAGTCAATTTTAGATGGTGCTTGCGATGTTGCTAGGAAACATGGCAAAGTAAAAGTAGGTACAAAGATCTCAGGTCTAGGAAAGAAAGGCATGAGACTATTCTCATGGAATCTTGCCGCACCCCTCTCTTTCGAAAAGAATAGTACAGGCAAGAGACTACGCTGTACTATGAGTCTTACACATGCCTTCAAAAGTACGATAACCCTAACTTATGAAGGACCATGGATCGCTGGAGATGTTAATGGCGCTGCTCAAGGTGCTATGTGGGATGCATGGAATAAGGATATGGAAGGCTTCGCTAATATCAATGATTGTATTGGTGAAGAAGAAGCCATGGATTACATGACTCAAACTGTATCCTAATACCGGAGGAACACGCGATTCCTTAGGTCGAAAGACCTAAGGAATCTTTTATTATTATTTTTTTACTACTCTTATGAGGGAGAGTGGACTGCCTACAGGTCAGAAGGTATGGGGTCGGTATTCTGACCTCTGAAGAGTCTGATGGTGTCTGAAGTCGGAACTATTTTTGTAAGAAATAAAAAAGTATGCCCTATAGTTGGGTCTAAAAGATAAGAACATAAGGTGTCTGTCTATTTGTTATATAATAATCTAATATAAGAAGGAGTCTGAAGCAATGGGCTTCGCCTACTCAGAAGGTTCAGCGGACCGGCTTCGCCTAACCCGCTGACCCCAATCGTTCCCGAACATGTCGGGAATGCGTACACCACTTGTGTGCGCGGTCTTAACTGGAGACAGTCCAATGGCTAAATCCTTAGCTGAACTTGGATTCGGAACCGGTGGCAAGAACTACGGTTCACCCTCTGACCTCGATGCTGTGACATTGACGATGAGAGCGAACAACGTACCTTCTTTGTTCAATGACGACCTCAGTCTGAAGACCCATGTGGCTGCAAGCCCTGGGTGGACAGCTTGGGCGAACCATTGTCTGGCTTGTGCAAGGCTTATCGCTGAGCGCAAGACTGCTACCGCAGCCAAAGCCAAGGCGTGAGTTAGTGCTCGCATTCAACGGCATCCCGAAGTGGGTGCCTTTATATGCGGACATTAGCCGACCCCCTCGCATATGTTGGGGTCTGCTTTTTTCCTCAGGTTAGGAAAGGGTGAGCGTATACATGCAGCCCTGGGTGAGTGTGACTGTGATTGACAGCCCGAAGTGCGGTGGAAGAAACTCACAGGAGATGCGGCAACTGTATCTATAAACCGAGAAGAGTTGCGAACCTAACCTAAGTGATAGTGGTAGGTGTGCAATGCTATTCGCAAGCAACCTACTGCTATCACTAACGATTAACCCGGAGTCTAAATCCAAGACTCAGTAAACTGGATACCAGAGCACAACTGGTACATCAAAGCCTACGGTATAACGCTGGGATACAGGTATGTAAAGCGACGGCTTCGATTCGTCTGTAATACCTGCCAGCTTCCGCCGTAGTAGACAAACTATTTATAGGCACGACGGTGCCGTCCGTGGCTGAATAAGCTCTGTGATAAGGAGCTAAGGCACACACTAGACTGTGGTGGTCTGACTGATGCACATAATGTGTGAGGTCATCCTCGTGACTGAGGATATGGTGGTAGGTGGTTGTAATACAAGAGTATTATCCCTCTGCCTTGCAGGTATACCTGAATCCTGCCGGACACTAATCTACTATACAGTCAAGCGTATGGCTGTAGTTACACTGGTCCTAGTAAGAGGAATTTAATAATGATACATTGCCCTGAATGCAATTCACCAGAGGTACACCCAACTGAAGAAGGTAAGATTCTTATCAGAGGTTGTAAGGTATATGATGAAGATAATAATGCATGGTCACACTGTATGGTGTGCTCAGGTAACTATAACAAGGAACTTGAGTGGCTTAACTTGCCTCTTAACAGAGACGAAGGATGGTTTATGTCATGAATAAACATAAGAAATCAGTACCCTTTGAGGGTCCTATTAACCTGAAGCAATGGGCTAAAGAGCATCCAGCTTCGACCTTTACACATAAAGGTGTAGAGCATAAGATAACCGGGAAAAGGTATTGCTGTCAGGAAGACGACAATCTTAACAGCATTCAGAAGCTTCATCAGCGGAAGATACTTAATGTATACGAGCCGATTGAAGCTTACAATGAGAAGTGGGAGCATCACTTTATTAAAAGCGGTAAAGACTTTGGTAAGTATGTGAGTGCTAACCCCATTCCTGGGACTAAAGTACGGAATGACTTACCTCCCTTGTATCTACAATGGAAGGAAGCTTTCAGGAATGATCGTAAGAAATGAGAAAAGGAAGCAGGCTATCAAACGATACACTGCTATAGCTCACAGAGTGGGCTTACCTTTTGATAAGTATATAGATTTATTAGATAGTAGCGTGGTATATATTAATATGCATGCTCAAAAGTTAGAGAAACAATATGAACGAAAAAGAATTAGAGATTAGTGGATGGCATGAACTCCGTGAAGATGGTATAATGTATGCCTGCGTTAATTTAATTGACATTAATGGACAAGAAATACCTACACTATGGCAAATAGAAGCCGAAGAAGAAGGTATTTATGTAAGGTTAACAGGCCCTGGTAATGCTTATGCTATTGCCCTTGTTACCGATAAGATAGAAGCAAAGGTAGAGATTGCCTGTATTGTGAGAGAGCTTGATATGTTCTCTGAAAAAATGATTGATACTTTTAAAGAAATGATAGACGATGTATGGTCTACATTCTTATCTGATTATGAATCAAACTTTGGAACTATGCGTAATCAGTTACGCGAATTAATGCAAGAGAGGATTGACCAATGGGATTAGATCAATATGCACTAAGTAGAACACCTGCCGAACCTGAGTTCAGATGGCGTAAACATCCTAACCTACAAGGCTGGATGGAAAGACTATGGGAATCACGAGGTGGCGAAGGTTGCTTCAACTGTGTAGAGTTACGTCTCTATCAAGAGGACATCCAACAACTAGCAACTGACATCATGTCAGGCAACCTGAATGGTGGTGATGAGGATACTGAAGGATTCTTCTTCGGTAATAATTCTGATGAGCACTACAGAGATCAGGACTTAGAGTTCTGTAAATGGGCACTCAAGGAACTAGCCAAAGGAAACGAGGTGATATATGACAGCTGGTGGTAAAGAAGATGCAAACCTGTGTCACGATGACCCAGGACTAGACGACCCTAACTTTGGGGTGTCATCACACGGTGGATTCTGTGTCGTTAGAGTACATGACTCACTGTCTGTAGTGGTCATCAATGAACCAAGCTTTGTAACAGTAGAAGTTTATGAAAGAACTGAAGATGATGCACCTATCGATTCAATGGTATTTCATAAAAAGGATTATAATAATGATGAATGATGAACTCTGTTGCACCTACTGCGGTGCTACTGAAGGTGTCTATGAGTACCATATGGCAGGATACGATATAAACAGAGATGACAATGACGATCTACCAGTATATGGTGGATTAGATTACCCTGTAGAATATTACTGGTGTTATAACTGTGACCAAGAAACTGATGTAGAAATGCACGAGAACTGGTGCGAAAGGACAACCAATGAAGACTAGAACTGAAATCATCGGTGAGACTAACTGGTATGAGGTAGCACAACAATGCTACTATGGATATATGAGTGGTGATATAGATGCCCTTCATATCCTAGAATACTATGCTGAAGTTCTTACTGACTATGAATGCTGTAGTTGTTTAGGAACTAGCCAAAGACAACACGAAGAATTAAGATGGATACCTGAACTTGGAGAGGGTGGGGTATTCTACTGTGAAGAATGTGCAGAAGCAGAAGGAGTATTTGACCATGCCTAACTGGTGTTATAATAGAGTAAGTATTACATGCGAAACTGAAGAGATGGCTGAAGAAGTTCTTGAATTTCTAAAGGATCATGAGCAAGTATGCGAAATCTTTGATGCGCATACCCATGATATTGATGTATGGCTAGAGTTTGAAAGCCGATGGGAACCTGCTGAAGATGCTTGGATAGACCTACAAGAAAAGTGGGGTGATGAGATTTCTATTAGCTGGTTCTATGATGAACCTGGAATGCAACTAGCTGGATACTTAGGAGCTTGACAATGAACATGAGTGATGTTGAACCTAACTATATACCTAAGTGGCACTGCAGCGAATGCGGTAGCTATAATGTAGAATCAATAGAGAATGCTAGGTTTGATCCTAACAATAACTATGCATTCGTAGAAGCATGTGATATACATATCCTTGACTGGTGTAATGATTGCGATAAGGAGACAACCTTAGATGAATGCTATATGACTTGGGCAGATTGGGCAGATCGTAATAATATTCCATACAAGGATTGGACATCCCGTCATAATATAATGATGAGGGAGCCTGATAACGAATGAAGAAACGAATACACATTAATCAACATGTAATAAGAAGAAACAAAAAGACTGGTGAACGAGAGCCTGTGATTACCTGTAAAACATACAAGGATAACACATACTGTCATACATTAGTTATCAATGAACACACTAAAGTAATCTATAGTCCTGACAAACCACTACCATGTGGTGCTCAGGTGTGGATTGAAACTACTGAGGAGGTAGAATGTTTAAATATATAGCAATTCTAGCAATAATACCACTTGCCTGTTTAGGTGCAGCAATGATAGCACCACCTAGTAAAGCCATGATGCCCAGAATTATGTGGTATGATGTGCTAAATGCACCGGAGTTTGACGCTGGTGGCTGGGCTAATACTATTATAATTAGAGCTTGGTCTGATGGTGTCATTGAAGCTCGAGGAGTTAGATGGAATGCTGCAAGTAATTGCATAGCACCTATCGATATGTGCGATGATGATTGGAGAATTATTAATGACTGAAAAGATATTTGAAACAGACAGGAAGTTCTGGTCTGTACCTGTTACTATTGTAAGTAATGTATGGGAGAGTGGTTATCATATCTATGAAGCTGACTCAGCAGAGGAAGCACTAGAAATGTATGAGTCTGAGAAAGAAACTCCCCATGAAATAGAGTATACTGGATGGGTAGATCAAGAGTATAAGTATGATGAAATAGCCATTGAAGCTTACTCTGATATTGAAGAGCTAAACAACAATTGCGCAGATGTTCAAGCTATACTCTGGGCAGAGGAACGCAGAGAAGAATGGTTAGCTCAACAGGAAGGTAAGAAACAATGAAGAAATGGGGCATTAGAATACATAAAAAATGGTGGGTAGAACATGACAACAAACCTAGCATTTACTACCTTAAGCGTGAAGCTGAGGAAGATGCTGCGGATTTCAATTCAATGCGTAAGAAGGGTGATAACCCGTATACTGTAGAGGAGTATAAGAAATGACAGAATCTATGGTTGAGATACCTCACCAAGACTACCGTAACCTAATGTATATCTCAGGATTCTTAATGGGACTGATACTAGGAGGTGGGATAATGACTATGATTATACACATTAAAGGAGAATATAAGTAATGGATGCACTATTAGAAGAAGAAGTCGCTGATATTATCGTTGATAAGCTAGAAGTAGAGTATTTAGATCAGGGTTTAGGGTACTATGAGTACGGTGATGGAAATTATTATCATGAAAATTGGAATAATTGCTTGACACCACAGAAAATTATGGTACAATATCCCTTAGATACAGACAGTGCGATCTATACTAGGCTATATGGCTACTATGAAGATGATAATGGTGAACTTGAATGGCTTGCTGAATTAGATAATGTTATTTGGAATAAAGAATTAAAGTTATATGAAGCAACCTATGAGGTATATGAACCGTGATTAAATGGAATCCCTTAGTATGGAACAGGATCATAGTTATCTATGGTCTATATAATTTTATAGTAGGAGTTTGTTAAATGCAAATTGAACTATCAGAAACTTGTTTAGATACTATGCTTAAGTGTGGTATAATTCATGACTACACAGACGATGGATACGTCTTACATGGACAGGGTGGCTGGGTTCCAGCTGGTGATGTCATTGAATTCTATCTAGGCATGGAGGAATTTGAGCTTGAAGAAGCGAAAAGAAAAGTGGCAGAAGCAACAACAAGAGCCGAAGCCTAAGAAAAAAACTAAAAGACCCAAGAGACAAGCAATAAAATCTGATCTCAAGCGTTGGGATGAAGTTAATTGGGAAAAATACAGTGATGAATAGGAGCTAATATGAGTCACGAAATGTATGAACATGATCACGCACTTTATGTAGGTGAGCCAGCGTGGCATGGACTGGGAACAGTCGTAGAGAATGCGCCTACAACTATGGATGCTATGCGTCTGGCAAGGATGGACTTTGATGTAGTAAAATCAAACCCTATCATTGCTCAGTTTAGAGATCCTAATGAGTACTATCAGAATAATACTAAAGCTAGTAAGTTCTATGCTACAGTACGCTGCGATACTAATGAAGTATTAGGTGTAGTAAGCGAGAACTATAAGGTAGTACAGAATGAAGAACTGTTTAAGATAGCAGACTCACTACCTGAAGCTAAGGTTGAGACAGCGGGTACTCTATTCAATGGAGCACAGTCTTATATCTTAATGAAGGATGATGAGTGGGCTGTCAATGGTAACGATGAGATGCATGAGTATCTCTGTCTTATGAACAGTCATGATGGTACGCTAAGTCTATCAGCACTACCTACCTCAATCAGAGTTGTCTGTAACAACACATTGAGCTGGGCAATCAGTGAAGGTAAACAACGTATGATTAGACTGAAGCACACAGGCGATATCGATAGTAAGATTCACAGCCTGACTGAAGCATTAGCTGAATGGCATCATGCTAAGGATAGGTTTAGATCTTCTGTTCGTACCCTAGCTAATAGACGCTGGGATAGAAATCAAATCCAAACTTTCTGGATGGAAATGTATCAAATGTTCGAAGGTGATGTGCCTCGAGAATCAGATACGGATAAGAATCATAGGCTTCGCAAGAAAGCTTTGACTACATTCCATACACTATCTGAAACATTCGATAAAGAAGTTCAACAGTTTGGGCAAGACAATGCATGGATTGCTGCTAACGCAGTAACCAACTGGCTGCAACACAAGAAACGCAGAACTACCGAAGCTACTGTTGCCAATAAACTTATTGGTGATGCTAGCCGAGACTCTGCTAAAGTGATGCGTCATGCATTGCAATTAGTCTAAGCCCACGCCTCTGTTGATACCCAGGATACGCTTGTTTAAAGCGTTAGGTACAGGATACAGAGTGGCAAAGTAGGACGAAGACTGACTCAGTATGATACTATTGGTGAGTATAAACAGTATCTAGACAGTTAGTGGTAGTCGATAAACATGGCAAGTACAGCCAACCACTCTTAGTAATGTGCCGAGTGATGGGCGTAACCCATCGACAATCTAAGACTCTGCCGAGTACAAAGCCTTTGGTGATGCATGGTCAGCAAATAAGACTGCCTGTAAGGCGTGAAGAGGATGTAAGATTCCTTACGGTTTAAGACACGGTGGCTTGTGTCCAGAGTCAACAATCTAATGGGGCAGGGCAGTAGTCCTCCTTAAGCCTAGTCCTCGGAGACTACCGCATATGCAGGGACTAGGTTGCCCCAACAATTTAATGGGGTGGGCAGCTGGAGCTAGCAGTTAAATAACTATAAACAGCTAACCCACCCCGACAATTATAGGAGATTTTATGCGACAAGATCATGATCAAAAATTCGGAGGCACTTTTAATGCTCACAAGAACTGGAAGAAGTTACGAGAGAAGCATAAGAAAAGTGATGAGCATAAAGCTAGGACTGGTAAGAAGAATTGGAAGCCTGAAGTGTATGAACCTAGAGATGGTGGTGCAGGTAAAGGTGATGCTGAAAGAGAAAGAACTGTACCCGATGAAATCTATGGATACAATTATGACTTAGCCTTTGGTAAAATTACTAAGGAAGAACATAAAAAATTAGTTGAAAAATTCTGGGAGGATAACTCTTGATTTGGGATACATTAAATAAAGAAGAACAGTTAGAGAGAAACCGTGCTCAAATATTATATGAACAAGAAATATTAGAATACGGTAGGCAAAAATATTGGGACGATTATGATAGAGCTCCCGATGAAGGTTTACCTGAACAAGAACTAATAGACTCTTCTGTTAATGCATTAAGAGATGAGTATCAAACATGGATTGATAAAGTATGCGCATCGCCCAAGTCTCCTAATTGGATATACCCTTTACTAGAACTAGGTGCACAGAAGATGGCTGATATAACTATACGTGCAGTCATACGCTCATGGTTTTCTAGTAATTTCTGGGGACAAAAGTTTACTGAACAAGAACATGTACCGCCCTTAGCACAAACTGTTGCTACATTAATAGCTCAAGATGCTTGTGATGTTATAGGCTTTCAAAGATCTAAAGAGAATCATAAAGATGAATGGCTTAAGCAATCTAAGTTTATTAAAAACTGGACACCTAAAAGATGTAAAGCATTTACAAAAAAGGTACAAGAAAATATAAAGCTAACAGTAAAACAAAAGCATGACTTCGGTCATCACATGTTACGTATAGCTGCTTCTTCTAATATAATATTACTAGAAGGTAGATCTATTAAACGAGGTAAGTCTCTTAGAAGTTATTTGTTTGTAGAGTTTCATCCTGATGTATTACGAGAGTTACATGAACGACATGACTTATTAAAGGAAAGTAAATTAGTTTATAGACCAATGTTATGTCCGCCTGTTGAACATTCTTTAATTGAATCGGGAGGTTATGTACATACTACATTAAGAAAACCTATTGTTCAGAAATATAAATCTAATTTCTTTGGCGATAAACCTATAGAACAAAAGTTTTCTGAACCTTCTCAGTTAGTTATTGATGGGTTAAATGGTATGATGCAGACTGAGTGGAGCGTTAACGAAAAGATTTATGACGTTATGAAAACTCTATTTGAAAATAATACAGGGCTAGCTAACTTACCTGTGTTTGAGTTCGAATCTTTTATGTATAACGCACCTTACCCTAAAGGTGGGTCTAAAGAAGAAAAGGCAATATGGTGCCAACAAAGAGAACAGTCTTGGAGTGACTGGTACAAATCGGAACAAGCTAGAGGTAGAATGCTAGTTCGTTTAGCGTTGGCTAAGGAGATGATAGGCAAAGGATTTTTCTATCATGTATACACGCTAGATTTCAGAGGCAGGGCTTATACTATATGTGAGTTACTTTCGCCGCAGTCGTCAGACTTTGATAAGGGTCTGATTCAATTTGCTAATGGCGTAGAATTAACTGATGAGGGTAGGTACTGGCAGAAAATTAATCTAGCAAACCAATTCGATCAAGACCACTTATCATTCGATGATCGAATTAAATGGGTTGATAAAAACTGGGAGATGATAGAGAGGATAGCTAATGATCCTTACGAAAATAAAGAATGGGTTGATGATTCTATCAAAAAGAATAAGTCCTTTCAGAGGCTGGCTGCTTGCTTTGATATTACTAGAGATGATAATCTTACTTTTATCCCGATACAGGTAGACGGCAAATGTAATGGCAACCAACACTGGTCTGCAATTATGGGAGATCCTACGATAGCAGACTTAACTAGTGTAACTCCGAACGATGAACCTCAGGATTTATATCAGTACGTTGCTGATATAACTACACAATTCCTTAATGAGCATAAGAATAATAACACATGGTTTGATACTTTCTTATCTCATTGGGATGGGCGTATAGATAGGAAGGTAACTAAACGTTCTACTATGTGTGAACCATACGGTTTAACTTTCTATGGTATTCAAAAATATATTAAGACTGAAAGACATCTTGATTGGATACCTAATGAACGGAGAGGTGGAGCTATTGTAGAATTATCTAGAGCTATTAAAGCATCTTTAGATAGGGCATTAGCTGAGCCTAATAAAGGTAAGCTTTACCTAAAAGAATTAGTTACTGTAGCTAATGATTTGAATAAGCACGTTGAATGGGTAACGCCAAGTGGATTTAAAGTAGTGCATCATTATAATAAGATTACTACACGAAGATCTTTAGCTAAACTATTTAACAATAAGGAACTAACATTCTTTGTTAGAACCGACGATGTAGATACTAGGTCTGCATTGCAAGCGATTGCACCAAACTTTATACATAGTTTGGATGCAGCGCATATGTTTCTGTGTATTTATTCCTTACTTTGGAATGGTATAAAAGATTTATGTATGATACATGATTCTTTTGGATGCCATGCAAACTATGTAGGGTTAATGAATACAATTATAAGACGAGAGTTCTTAGTAATGCATAAGGATAATCAATTAGAATTGTTTAAGAAAAGTTTGGAAAACTTACTAGGTACTAAATTACCAAATGGTCCTGAAAGAGGAGACTTAGATCTGGAACAAGTTCTAAAATCTTTGTACTTCTTTGCATAGGGGGGAACTATATGACACACTTATTAGTACAATGTGAGAAACAAGTAGAAGATAGCATTAATGTAGCTACTATGTTAGCGGTACAAGATAAAGATAAGTTTAAAGAATTAGAAATTTCTTTTTCAAGTAAATTATTAATGGAAGTTTTTGTAAATAACTTGATAGTGCATTGGTATAGTGAAGATATAAATCCCCTTAATGGTGTGAAGATGAGCTTGTATATTCCAGGCAATGATGATGAAGCTGATTATTAATAGTGAAGCCGATATAGAAAGGGCAGTAAAAGATATAGTAGATATCTCTAGCTTGCCCGATGAAAAGAAAGTCTCGTTAGACTTTTCTAGTTTTATGATGAGCGTTGTGTTTGATGATTTATTATTAGAAACATTCAATAAGAATGGGATTGATAATGTAAACATAGATGTACGACGCATAGTAAGGAGTTAGTATGACAAATGTTTTAGTCATAGGAGACCTTCACTTTCCTGCTGAGCGACCAGACTATTTAAAGTTCTGTCGTGACATGCGAAGAAAGTATAAGGCTAAAGAGGTGGTGTTTATAGGTGATGTGTTAGATCATCATGCTATATCCTTCCACCAAAAGAATCCAGATAGTGACAACGCTGTCGCTGAATATGAGAAAGCTATGAAGTCTCTCAAACAATGGTACAAAGCCTTTCCTGATGCTAGTGTTTGCATTGGTAATCATGATGAGAGAGTACACAGATTAGCTGCAGCTAGTGGTATACCCGCTATGTACTTGAAAGAGTATAGCGATATATATGAAACGCCTAATTGGGACTGGGCTTACGAACACTGTATTGATGATGTATATTATTATCATGGTACAGGCAGTAGTGCTGGTCTATGTCCTGCGTTTAATACTGCAAAAGCTAGACTACAAAGCTCTGTTTGTGGGCACATCCACTCAACTGCTGCTGTTCTCTATACATGCGGACCAACTGGAGAAAAAATATTTGGTATGAATGTACCAAATGGGGTTGACAAAGATCACCCTTTAATGTATTATAGTAGAAATTTCCTACGCAAACCTGTTAATGGCGTAGGTATAGTAGTAAACGGACAACCATATATGGAGATAATGGATTGAGCGAACAAGAAACAAAAGAAGAACCGATCGCGGTTAAAGCAGAAGATGATAAGGTATGGCTAGATTTAAATGAAGTCGAAGGCTTTATTAACCATATCACAAATAGTTTACATTCACTTGCGGTAAGCATCTCTAGTTCAATGGAACAAGTTAGAGGTCATATTGCAAACAACGATTCAGAAAATAAAGGAGAATCAAAAGATGGCGAAGAATAATTCTTTCACAACAGAAACCCTAGACGTAGCATGGGCTCACTTACATGCACCAGATGATAAGTTCGGTGCAGACTCAGCTAATCACAACATAACTGTGATCGTAGATGATGAGCTTCAGTCGAAACTAGATGAAGTCCAAAAAGATTTAGGGGCTAAGAAAATTAATGGCATGCGTGTTGATGACGATGGTCGAACTTTACTTAAAGTTAAAACCAAAACGTTTGTAAAACGAGAAGAGAAAACTTTCCCTTGTCGTGACGCAGCTGCTAAAGTAACAACAGCTACTCCGTTTGGAGGAGACAAGGTACGGCTAAGACTTGCACCAGCAAAACTTACTCGTGATGACTCTATGAGTTTGTACCTTAATGGTGTTCAAATTATTGAGAAGACTGTTGCTGATACAGGTGGATTCGAAGCAACAGATGGATTCGATGGATCATCGTTTATTCCCCCAGTGGAAAAACATGATGAGTCAGACGACCAAGATCTACCTGTCTAATGCCTGAGTGGCTGTTTCCAATAAGCCCAGTAGCAGCTAGTAGGCCTCGTGTATCAAGGCACGGGGCTTACTACTCTGGACCTTATAAAAAATTTAGAAAAGAAATGGCAGGGTTAGTTCCAATTATATTAGGAGAATCTTTCATACCTATAGAAGGACCTCTTAAAGTAGACGTAGAATTCTATGTGACAAGACCTAAGAAAACAAAACTGTTTGCACCTAAAGCTGATATCGATAATTTTTTAAAAGCATGTTTCGATGTAATGAATCAAAGATTGTGGGTAGATGATACACAAATAAGAGAGCTATACGCTGTCAAAGAATGGGCTGATCCTAAGAAGGATGGGTACTTTATTTTAGGAGTAGATAAACTTGATAATTAAAATAATAGATAAGGATGAAGGAGAAACTATCATTGATGATGGCGACTCAGAATAAAGAATACAGATTAATTAAAATACGGTGGATGGATATCATTAGACCTGATGCAACATGGATGTTTCCAGAAGAACTAAAAACTCTGGAACCTGCTAAGATTACTACGGTAGGTTGGCTAGTAGATGAAAACTCTGAACAGATAACTATAGCAAGTTCATTAGGAGATGATAGACAATTAGGAGATATCAACTGTATACCTAAGTCTGTTGTTCAAACTATAGAAAATTTAGGAGAAACCTATGAAGACACTATTGACGTGCCTCTTATTTAGTGGTATAATATTAGGATGTTCAACAAATACAGGATGGTTCCCTGCTTCACCAACCCAGATCGGAGTACCGAGTGAAGCGGTTTCTGCGCCGGTCTCTACTTGTAGCCCTATGCTTAGCTGGCTTGGTGGTATTTGCACTTTGTGTGGTATGGCTTTGCTTGTGCTCACTGGTGGCAAAATGGGTTGGCGACCCTTACTCGGAGGTGTAGTATTTGTAGTAATAAATTATGCGCTAGCTATGTATGCTAGCTGGATATTTCTTCCTGTAGTTATAGCGACTGGTGGTATTTCACTAGCGTGGGCAGGAAAGATTGTATGGAAGATCGTCAACGATGACGACATAAAGATTAAGGAGATCTTATGATGAACGAAATGTTGAGTTCAGGGTTAGGAACGGTATTTTATTCCGTGTGTGTATTTATGGCAGGTGCTTTAATTGGTAAACCTATGTGGTGCTGGATGTGTAAGTCAATGCCATGGAGTGAATGCAACAGAGATAAATAAGGAATAAAATGTCAAAGGTAATTGAAAGAGAACAATGTCCTGCCTGTGCTAGTCACGGGCGGGACAATTCTCAAGATAACTTAGCCGTCTATGATGACGGACATAAATATTGTTTTGCGTGTGAATATTATGAAGGTGGTAACATGAAACCAACAACTGAAACAGTCGCTAGTAACGGATTGAAATTTATAAATGGAAGTATAACTTCAATCGGTGAACGAAAGATTAACGAAAAGACTGCTCGGATGTATAACTATGCTTCGGTCCAGAAAGATGGAAAGAAAGTAGACATAGCATCATACTATAGAGATGGAGTAATCGTTGCTCAGAAATTAAGAGGACCTAACAAGTCATTCCAATGGAGAGGCGAAAATTCTAACATCCCTTTGTATGGTCAACATCTTTGGGCAAATACTAAAGGTAAGAGGATAGTGATAACTGAAGGCGAGATTGATTGCCTTACTGTATCACAATTACTAGATAACAAATGGCCTGTCGTTAGCTTGCCTAATGGAGCAGCAGGTGCAGCTAGATCTGTTAAAGATAACTTAGAGTTTCTTAACGGTTACGAAGAAATTATCTTAATGTTTGATCAAGATGATCCAGGTCAAGAAGCTGTACAGAAAGTAGCTGAGATTCTACCACCAGGAAAATGTAAGGTGGCAAGTCTTCCGTATAAAGATGCTAACGAATGTCTAATGAACAATGAGGGTAAGGCTGTTGTCCAAGCCATGTGGCAAGCACAGCAATACTCACCAGATGAAATTCTACATGTGTCTAATGTTATACGAGATTCATCAGAGGAAGAAGTTAAGGTATATCCTTTCCCCTTCGATGGCTTGTCTGAGTTTCTATTAGGTCAACGAAGTGGCGAAGTAACACTGTGGGCTTCAGGTACAGGATCAGGAAAGTCTACAATCTTACGAGAGATTATACACCACCACCTTGAAGAAGGCAGGAGTGTCGGTGCAATTATGCTAGAGGAATCGCCTCAAGAAACTGTAGATGATATGATATCTCTTATCCTTAATAAACCTATCCGTGCTATCCGCGCTAAGAAAATCATGAATGATCTTAGAATTAAATTAGGAAAGCAACCAATCGATATAGATATTATAGATGATTACACTGATGAAGAATATGCTGATGCTAAAGGTAGCTTAGAAGCATCTAACTTGTATATCTATGATCACTTAGGTAACAACGGTTTAAGAAATCTGTGTGCAAGAATTGAATTCATGGCTGTATCGCTTGGCGTAGATGTGATTGTACTAGATCATATTACTGCAGCTGCAACTGGCTTAATGACTAATGATAATGATTATGATGGCGGTGCATCAGAACGTTTGTTAATCGATAACATTATGAAAGAACTTCGTTCGCTTGTAAGTAGAACCGGTGTTCGTATTGATGTAGTATCTCAGCTTAAGAAAACCAATAAGGCTTATGAAGAAGGCGATAGAATAACTCTACAAGACTTGAGAGGTTCTGGTTCTCTATCTTCTGTGCCTAATGTTGTTATTGCACTTGAAAGAGATAGACAAAATCCTGATACTCGTATTGCTAATACAACAACAGTTAGAGTACTAAAGAATAGATTGACAGGTAGATCTGGAGTAGCGTCATGTTTATACTATGATCATACTTGCGGTCGCCTTAAAGAATTAGACTTTGGTATAGATGATGAAGGTAATGTAATAAGTGATTGGGATAGTGTATGAGAAAACTAGCATTTGATATTGAGGCTAATGGTTTAAATGAATTAACTGTTAACTCAAAAGGTAATCCGATACCAGAAGCAACTAAAGTTTGGTGCTTGTGTGTAAGGGATGTAGATACAGGAGAGTCTTGGAGTTTTACTCCTGACTCTATCAGTGATGGGGTAGAACTACTCCGTGAAGCTGATATATTAATAGGACATAATATAATCTTTTATGATATACCTTTACTAGAAAGAATCTATGGTCCTATCGATGCACGAGCTTACGATAGTCTTGTTGTTTCTAGGTTAATGTATCCCGATAGAAAGAATCATCCGTTCAAAGGTAACTCTCTTGAGTGTTGGGGTAAACACTTAGGATGTGCTAAGACTGATTACACGGGAGGTTGGGATGCTTATAGTCAAGAGATGTTAGACTATTGCAAGCAAGATGTTATTCTATCTTGTGAAATATTCAAAGCTCAACAAGACTTTGTATCTAAGAATAGATTCCCAGTTAAGATCGAGCATGATGTTGCTAATATAATTAGTAAACAAATACAAAATGGTATTAACTTTGATAGTCTTGCTGCTGATGAATTAGAAATGGATCTATTAATGGAAAAGGTTTTGATTGAAGACAACATGCAAACAATCTTTCCGCCTATAGTTGAAGAGAGGTATTCGGATAAGACTGGTAAAAGATTAAAGGATAAGGTAACTCACTTTAATCCCGGCTCAAGAAAACAAATAGCTGAAAGGCTACATGATAAGTACGGTTGGATTCCTCCTAAGACAGATAAAGGTAATCCAAAAGTAGATGCTGCAGTCTTAAAGGAACTACATTTCGAAGAAGCAAAGACTCTAGTAAAATACTTTGATGTTGTTAAGCTTCTAGGTATGGTATCTGATTGGATTCTACGAGCATCTAACTCTAGGGATAATAGGATACACGGTAATGTTAATACACATGGGACTGTAACAGGAAGGATGACGGCTTCTCAACCTAACTTACAACAAGTAAGCGGGGACAAAAGAGCTAGGTCTTTGTTCATACCTAAAGATGGATGGGTTCAAGTTGGTATTGACGCTAGTGGATTAGAAGCTAGGTTGTTAGCAAACCGCATGTTTAAATGGGACGGCGGTGAGTATGGTGATGTAGTTATTAATGGTGATATTCATACTACAAATCAACAAGCGGCTGGCTTACAGTCTAGAGATCAAGCTAAGACATTCTTCTATGCGCTTATCTACGGTGCGGGTGATGCTAAGATTGGAAAGATAATAGATAGATCTGCCCATCACGGCAAACAAATTAAAGAAAGATTCTTTGATAACATGCCTGCACTAAAGAAGTTAATAGAGAAGTGTCAGTTTCAAGTAGCAAAGAAGGGGACTATAACCTTACTTGACGGTAGAGAAGTTCCTTGTAGGTCTAAACACTCTAGTCTTAACGTACAATTACAAGGCGATGGTGCAATTATAATGAAGCTAGCACAAATAAAATTAAATAATGCTATTGAAAATAATCCCAAACTAAAAGATAACGTAAGATTCATGGCTACTGTACACGACGAATGGCAACTTGAGTGCGAACCAAGTATTGCACAAGAGGTTGGTCAGCTAGGTGTTCGTTGTATAGAAGAGGCAGGTGAGGAATTAGGTTGTGATGTTAGTATGGATGGAGACTTTAGAGTTGGAAGGAACTGGGCTGAATGTCATTAGCACTTACACCGGCTAAGGTAGGCGTAGCTTTTTATACTAGACCTGATTGGGTAACTGGAGCTAGGAAGTTACAATCGTCGTTAGTTAAAATATTTTGTCGTACTGACTTGCATCACTGCGGTCTATTAATAACTAGAGGAGATTCTTCTGTAGTTTTAGCTGCTGATAAATACCATAGAACTAGATTTATAGATCAAGAATGTTACCACGAAAAAGTTATGAAACCTTGCCGAGTGGTAGAATTAGGAGAAGCTAATGTTTCTCTAGAACAAATGATGGCATTTCTTAGAGAACCATACATGGGAGATGCTAGAAGCTTAATCTTCTGGTACTTTATCGGAAGGTTTTGGTTTCCCAGAATGTTACCGCCATCGTGTGCTTTGATAACCTGTCAATTACTTAGGTTATCTGGCTTTAATGTACCTAATATTATAGCACCAGTAAAATTATATAAGGAGTTAACTAATGCAACTAATAGTTATAGCGGGACAAGCAAGAGTTGGGAAGACTACGTTAGCGAAAATTATAGCTGAAGAGTCTTTTAACATGGGTATGATACCTGAACTTCTTTCTTTTGCTGGTCCTTTGAAAAGGATGGCTGAAGAAAAGGGGTATACAAAAGAGAAAGATAAGCATAAGTATAGAGAATTCTGTCAACAGTACGGCGAAATGAAACGAGAGATTGATCCTGATTACTGGGTTAATCTGTTTGACGAAGAAGTAAATAAGATTTGTATTAAGGAAGCGGAAGATATAAGAGAAGAGAAAAAGTTTTGGGAAAGATGTATTATAGTTGATGACTGTAGATATCTAAACGAGATTGGTCTAGCCGCTAACTACAATGCTACAATTCTTTTCCTATCCTTTGGTGATAGAGACAAAGAAGATCCAAATGGATTGTGGAGAAATCACAACTCCGAATCTCTTGCCAATCAGGTAGAGGAAAATAAAGAATATAGAGAAATGTTTACTCATTATATTATTAATAACAAAACTACAGAAGATTTACAGCGTTTAGTTAAGACAATGTTACCTCTGTGGTGTGGTGTGGATATAGACACTGATGACTGCGATGATACGTGGTGGGAAGATGTCTTGTTTATGGATGGTATAGACGATGACGAAGCCTAAAACTGCGTGTCTCGATGGAGATATACTTGTATACAAAGCAGCATTCCTAGCGGAGATAGAGGGAGTGGATGTTTTAGGAGATAAAATAGAGCATGATGTTAAGAAGTGGAGACCAAAAGGTACTAAAGATTTTGTGGTCGCTCTATCCTGTGGCAAGTCAGATAATTTCCGCAAGAAAATCTGGCCCCTATACAAAAGCAATAGAGATAATATGCATAGACCTGAGTATCTATCTGATGCTTATGAGTATATGGAGAATAATTTCGAGGTGGTTCGAGGAAGTAATGTGGAAGCAGACGATATACTGGGACTATATGCATCCTCACACACGGGTATAGCCGTGACAATTGACAAGGATTTACGGGGAGTAGATGGTTGGCACTATAATCCAGACAAAGAAAAGAAACCTGTATGTATTACAGAAGAGGAAGCGGAAGATTTCTTTTTCAAGCAATGGATGACAGGAGATTCTACTGATGGAATCCCTGGATTGTGGAGAGTTGGACCGAAAAAAGCAGAAAAGTTCCTAGATGAATGGGAAAGAGAAGAGTGGATCGACAATATTCTAGAAATGTACGAGACTGATAAGTATATTCCTAGAGAATTGGCAGGCGTAGCCCCAGAATCCATAGGATTAGTTATGGCACGGTGTGTAAAGATATTAGACACAAGGACTTATGACTATGATGAAGATAAAATAACAATGTGGTGCCCTAAAGTTGGGTCATAAAGATAAGAAGGAGATATACATGGATGATTTTCAACAATTCATCGTTACAAGTCGATACTGTCGGTGGCTAGAAGACGAGCAACGCCGTGAGACTTGGGATGAATGTGTAAATAGATATATAAATTATATGCAGGATCGCTTTGAGGTAGCAATACCTGAGGTTAGAGACGCTGTATTAAACAGAGAGGTCTTTCCCTCTATGCGAGCTTTGATGACAGCTGGTCCTGCAGCAGAAGTCGATGACACCTGTCTTTATAACTGTTCTTATATAGCTATTGAAAATATTAGATCCTTTAGTGATATTATGTATATCCTTTGTTGTGGCACTGGTGTGGGATTTTCCTGTGAAAGTTATCACACTGATATGCTACCCGTAATCCCAGAGAATATTGTTAGGGATGAAAAGGATATTATTAAAGTCCCTGACTCAAGGACAGGCTGGGCAGATTCGTTTAGATTATTATTAACTAAACTATACAACGGCATTCACCCTACGTGGGATACGTCGTTAGTTAGGCCTGCTGGAGAAAGGCTAAAGACATTTGGAGGCAGAGCTAGTGGTGCTGAGCCTCTCGAGAGATTGTTTAGATATGTGGTAAACGTATTTAATAAGGCGGCTGGTAGAAAACTAAAACCTATAGAGGTGCATGATATCGTGTGTCTTACAGGTGAAATAGTTATTGCCGGTGCTGTAAGAAGAAGTGCTTTAATCTCTTTATCTGATCTGCATGATAATGAAATGGCTATGGCTAAGTCAGGCGCATGGTGGGAAACAAGTGGACATAGGAGTTTAGCTAATAACTCAGCTGTTTATGATAAGAAGCCTACCATGAGCGAGTTCTTGCATGAATGGTTAACAATGTATAACTCTAAATCTGGAGAGCGAGGGATTTGTAATAGAGAATCTCTTAATATGCTAGCCGAAAGAACCAATAGAAACTTTGAGGATTACAAACTAGGGACTAATCCCTGCAGTGAAATTATATTAAGACCTAAACAATTCTGTAACTTAACAGAAATAGTAATAACCCCTGGCGATGACCTAGTTTCTCTAAAGAAGAAGGTTGAATGTGCGACCATCATGGGAACAATTCAATCAGCCTGTACCTCATTCCCTTACTTAGACAGTGACTGGAAAAGTAATTGCGAAGAGGAGAGGCTACTAGGACTATCGTTTACTGGTATTTACGACAGCTTGTTAATGTCTAAACCAAGTATTATGTTAGAAGAAATGCTTGGAATTCTTAAGGAATACGCAGTTAAAGTAAATAAGGAATGGGCAGAGATTTTAAATATTAATCCAAGTAAAGCAATAACATGCTGCAAGCCTAGCGGTACAACATCTTGTGTTGCAGGTACATCATCAGGCTTACACCCTCGATATAGTCCTTATTATATTAGAAGAGTTAGAGTGGATACTAAAGATCCTATCTGTCAGTTTATGATAGATAATAATATCCCGCACGAAAAATGTGTATCAAGACCTGAGTCTACTGCTGTCTTTAGCTTTCCAATGAAAGCACCAGATGGATGTACTACTCAACAAAGTCTTGATCCTATCGAACATTTAAATCTTTGGTTAACTTATCAAAAGGTTTGGTGCGATCATAAACCTAGTGTAACTATTTCCTATACAGATGACTCTATTCAAAAGATAGGACAATGGGTTTGGGATAACTGGGACTGGGTATCTGGTATATCTTTCTTACCTATTGACGATAATGTATACGAACAAGCACCGTTTGAATCTATTACAGAGGAAGATTACTGGTGTTTGGTAGATAATATGCCACACGCTATTGATTGGACTAAACTAGAATTATATGAAAACGATAACCGTGTGGAAGTAACGCAGACATTAGCATGTACCGGTGGTGCATGTGAAGTCGTAGATTTAGTGGAGTAACTATGCAACATAGAAAAGATACAGTTTATAGAAAGATGCGAATGAACGCAACAATCTTACCAGCTGAATTAGTAATGATCGTAAAAGATTTAGATCAAAGACTTTTGGAATTAGAAGGAAAAGATTCTGATGGAGTTGAAAAACCTAGCCCTAGTAGACAGAAGTCTAGTAGAGTTCCTAAAGAAAAAGTATCCTCCGATTGAATGGGATCCTTCCGACAACGATAATTTTATTTCCGATGCTATCTATAGAGCAGGTCAAAGAGACATTATCTCTAAAATAGAACACATCATATCTCTTCAAAAGAAAGGAAAAGTAAATGGCTGAAGTACCTGAAGGACCAAAGGAATGGCATTTAAAAGATAGACTAAATCCTTTTGAAGAAGGTATTTCTAATAAAGAAAGACACAAGAGGCTTAATCAATTCGGGGTGTGGGAAATCATGAGCCATAAGGCTGCTTACATACCATTAAAACATGGCGGTAAATACTACGTTGCTAACCGAGCTGGTAAGATGTGGGAAATGGAGCCATACATGGTTAAGGGGAGAAATATCTATGAAGAAGAACGAATCGGAGGATATCGGGCAGACCTGACTGGAACAGGAAGATACTATGGCTGGGGAGGAAAAAATTGGATTTGGAATTTTGATGAAGCCGTTGACTACGCTCCAGGTATGAAGGGTGGTGGTTATGTGCCGATAGATAGGGCAGGGATGGGACCAAAACCTAGACCTAATTATAAATACGAACGTGGAAGAAAACAAAGACTTATAGATGCATATGGTAAATATCAAAAGGTAGAGGAAGCAAGGCGGAAAGAAGAACGTAAGCAACAGCTTGAAGAACAACGGCGTTTGTTAAGTTTAGAAGAGGGAAGGGTTCGGGCAAAAGGATTGCTTGCTTCCCGAAGAGAGCAACAGGCTTTGTTAGCCTTAACTAGAAGTGAGATGGATACACCTAATGTTACTGCAGATCCTCAACCTAGACAAGTTGCTAAAAAAATCTCTTCACGAAGAAGAAAACAAAGTAAAACTCTATATCAGAGTTCATCATTAAGGAGACCAATCTAATGGGCGGACCTAAAATAGACGGCGGAATGTCTTATGAAGAAAGACAGGCTCTCTTAAGAGACGAGCAAAGAATGGCAGAAGAACGTGAAGAACATCAACGAGAAATATTAGCTCTTGAAGAAGCACAAAGAGAAGCTAGGGATAGAGCTCAGAGATTAATGAGAGAACAAGAAGAATCCCAAAGACTGGCGGAGATAGAAAGATTAGAGCAAGAAGGTGCTGAAGTTTCTGAGGATATAGCAGAAGCTGTTGATGAGGACACGGCTGCTGCAGATATGTGGACTTCATTAGCTATGGGTACGCAGACCGAAGAGAGGCCTGAATGACTAGCGTAGTATCAGAAAGATTTAAAATTTTAGATAGCTTAAGAATTAATAAGCTAGAAAGAGCAAGGTATTGTTCGTCGTTAACTATACCATCACTTCTTCCTCCTGAGGGATGGAACGAACAAATGCAATTAACTCAGCCATATAGCTCTGTTGCAGCTAGAGGTGTAACTGCTATGGCTAGTCGTATGCTTAGTGCTCTATTACCATTAAACGATATGCCTTTCTTTAAATTTGAACTATCTTCTGGTATAGATCCTGATACAGATATCTCACGGTATCTTGAAGAGTTAAGTTATCAGGTATATAATAAACTATCAAGTGGTAACTTAAGAGAAAGTATTTACCAAGCACTTCAACATCTAATTGTTATAGGCGACACTATGCTTGTTATGGAAGATAACATGAACTTCCGAATCATTAGGCTAGATAGATATGTCTGTCGTCGTGATGTGTATGGGGATATTGAAGAAGTTATTTATATAGAATACGAGGGTCTTTCTGAAGCACAGTATAATGATGTAGCACTAACAACCTCCAGCTTAGACATGGAAAATAAGCAAGGGTATAGGGCTATTTATAATAGACTAACTGTAAAAGATAATGTATGGACACTACAGAAACAAGATGCTGAAGGCAATAGTTTAGGTGGCGGTGAATATACAAACCCACCATTTGTATTCCTTAAGTGGTCTTCTATTCCCGGAGAAAATTACGGTCGTAGTCATTGTGAAGATATTATCGGTGATATCAAAGCGCTTGAGGCATTTACTGAAGGGCTAATTCAAGGCGTAGCTGCATCCTCTTTATTCTGGATGGGTGTAGATCCTGCTGGAATGACAGAAGTAGATGACCTAGCTGGTACTGCATCAGGTGGATTCGTTGCTTCTAGACCTAATGAAGTATTCACAATCTCACCAGCAGTAACAATGAATCCTCAATTACAATCTACCCAAGCAGGTGTAGATATTTTAAGAAATGAAATAGGCAAAGCGTTCCTTCTCGACTCGGCTAGTATACCTAGAGGAGAGCGAGTAACTGCAACTGCTGTTAGAATGATTGGTCAAGAGCTAGAGAATGTTCTTGGTGGAGCATTCTCCGCTATTGCTAGAGATTTAATGAGACCTATTGTAAGAAGAACAGTATTTCTTATGATTACTAATGGCGAAATAGACGAACGTCTTGCTACTATGTTTAACTCTGAGGGTTTATTAGATATTGAAATAGTCACAGGGTTACAAGCATTAAGCAGAGATTCAGATCTTCAAAAGCTTATGCAGATGGGTGAGATGGTTAGAAACTTACCAGAACCAGCCGCTGCTATGTTTAGGTGGGATGAATATGGTAGAGCATTGGTTACTTCGCTAGGCTTTACTGCAAACAAATGGATCAAAACAGAAGAAGAAGTACAACAAGAGCAGCTAGCTATGGCTCAATCACAAGCTAGTATTGAAGGCGCTGCTCAAAGTCAATTAGCAGCTAACCAAGCTGTATCTCAAGGCGTGACTCAAGCCGCTTTACAGGATTTACAAAACAATGAAGGCGCAGGACTTGAGCAAGTGATGCAACAAGCAATGCAACAAGGAGCATAACACATGGCTACAAGAACATCAGGGGTATTTGCCTCAGCAACAGTTAACGGGTATACTGTTAAAACTACCCCTACTACCACAGCATTGGCTGGAGCAACAGACGAAACTGTAAGTGTTAACATTGAAACCGATAGTGATGCAATTGAAAATAAAAAGATTGTAGCGGGAGTAGACATAAAGGTTGCATATTCTGATGTAGCTGCTTACTTAATCTTTGAGGTATCCCATAATGGTACAGACTGGGCAACAGCTGTGGATATGTCTACAGATCTTACTCCTAATGTTACTGGTGTAAAATCATTCCTCCTCGATCTTACAGATATTTTTGCGCCTTATATGCGTTTCCGTGTTAATGGCGGAACTACTACAGCTAAGGCTGCAATATCCGCTACATCAATGGGAACATCCGGTACTATGCAATTTTTCTTTGCGTATAAATAAGGGGGAATAGATGTATAAAAAATATGTTAAAGCTAAGGCTGTTACTGCTCACGATACTAATGAGCTTACAGGCTTTAGTGGATCGCAATGGGACGCATTGTATGTAGGTGTAGCAGGTAATGCTAACCTAGTATTCCAAGGTGATTCAGATGCTGTCCTTTTTAAGAACCTAATTGCAGGCACTGTATATCCCTTTGGTTTAAAGCTAGTCAAATCAACTAGTACAACTGCTACTGATATGGTAGTATTAGATAGTGGAAGATACGTGTCATGAAAAAATATACTAAAGCATTTTCTATTACACCCCACGATACTAATGCTTTAGATCCTAGACCAGATGCATATTATGTAGGTGATGGTAATTTTACAGACGAACACGATACATCCGATTTTTATTCTCCTAAAGTATGGTATAGAGGCGGAGAACAAACTAAGATGGGCGGTGCTGTTACTGGCTGGGATAATAAAGTTAATAACAGAGAAAGTTCAATGACTGGCTCTAGTGTTGACAATACAGATGGTGATGCCTCTACAAACTATATTGATTACGTTACTTTTAATGCTAATAATGATCACCTAAAGACTACCGATACCGATACTAACTATGATATAGGTACAGGTGGGTTTGAAATGATGGCTGTTGTTAGGTTTGCGGATAATGGAAATAAATATCAACATATAGCAGCTAGAGATTCTGGCGGATCAAATGAGAACTGGGGGTGGTTGAGAAGATCCGATGCTGCTGGTTCTAACGCTGGCAAGATTTCATTCTCTATTATCGGTTCTGATCCTGTATCAGCTACTACAGTAGCATATGATACTTGGTATATATTAGGAGTGTCTAGGGATGTCTCAAATAATATACAGTTATGGAGAGATGGTGCTACAGATGGATCTTCTGCTACTAACTCTCGAGATTTAAATAATGAAACAGGAGACCCCCTTGTTTTAGGAGCTAAAGATAATGGAAGTGGAACCTTAGTTCAATCTCTTTTAGGTGACATGGCTGAGTTCATTCTCTGGGAAAAAATACTGGATACAGACGAACGAGCTGCTGTTGTTGCTAATCTTCAAGATAGATATTTTAATGATAGAAGAGGTAAGATAGTAACATGTTCAGATCCTAATGATGCTGATACTTATTCAATTGAATATCCTAAGATTGGAACTGTTATACCTGAGAGTCCACAGTATATAAGAAACAGTGGGAAATATGCAGAAGACATTGTAGGTCTACAGAAATAAAAGGGGAACACTATGTCAGAAGATCCATGGAAAACATCACAAGGAGATACAAATGGTTGGCCAGAATATAAAAGACTGGTAATAAATGAACTTGATAGAGCAAACAATAGGTTAAATATTATGGACAAAAGACTAGCAAATCTAGAAAAGAACATAACTGTATTACAAACAAAAGCAACAACGTGGGCTGCGGCATTAGCGGTCTTTATTTCAGCAGGTGTAAGCCTGTTATTAAAACTCTTTTGACTCAGGGGTTAACTGAATTATCTAAGGAGATAGTATGTCGAATGAAAACATAGAGGGTGTACAAGGTGAGACTCCGTTGGAACAATCTCATACAAAAACACCAGAACAAGTACAATACGAACACGAGCGATCAGCATTTGAAACACACATAAATACAAGTGAAGAAAAAATTCCAGATAATTTTAAGGATGCTGGCGCATGGTTTGATAGTTTAAAAGAATCACAAAAAAACTTTACACAAGCTAGGCAAGAGATCTCAGATTTGCAGGCACAGCTGGAAAAAACACCAGAGCCTGTAGTAGAGCCTTTGACAGACCAGTTACGTATTCCACCAAAAGAAGAAACACCAGCAGAACCTGTAGCTGGAAGTAGTGGTGTAGATGAAGCAACGTATGATATGTGGTCTATTGAGTTTGCCACTAATGGAAAATTCTCAGATGAAACTAGAAACGAAATTAAAGCAAAGACTGGTTTCTCTGATAAAATGCTTAATGATTATGTCGACGCGCAGCAAGCAAAGCTTCGTGAAGGCTATCGTCAAGCAGGTGATGTTGTTGGAGGTCATGAAAATCTAGATCGGATCTTCAAATGGGCTTCTAATAATTTATCCGAAGCAGAAATGCACGATGTAAATTTAGGATTGTCTTCACCGTCGTATGAAATTACATTACGAGGACTGGAGTCAATGTATAACAAGGCAGTACAAAGCGAGAGAGCTAAAGAACCTGCGACTAATCCCAACTTAACGCAAGTAGCGGCTAGTCAAACAGGTGTATTGCCTTATAAAAATCAAAGAGAATTTAAAGCAGAGCGTAACGATCCGAAGTTTCAGCTTGAACCTAATTATCGCGACATGGTTCAAAAGCGTATGGCAATGACGGATTGGAATACTTTGCCAAGATAGGGGCTGCGGGACCCCGAACTATGGAAACTAATTAACTTTAGTGATTCCCCCTCTTGGAATGAGAGCTGGATAAGTTATAATCAATTAGTTTCGCTATAAGAAAGACTCCGAAAGGAAATATCTGGGCTGTAGTATTAGAAGTAAACCGCATTATTTTTTTACTTTAATATAAGGAGAATCACAATGGCTGGAGATCATTTAGTACATGGTGATATTGCCTATAGAAGTAGCACAACCGGTGCTACCAGTGGGCTAAATACAGAAGCGGGTAAGCTGTGGCTACCCATTTGGTCGGGCGAAGTAATTAACGCTTACGACGAATATAATGTTTTCGAAAGTTTAACAACTACACGAGTAATTCCTAGCGGTACAACAGTTGAAATTCCAATCACTGGAACAGTAGACTTGAATCCTGCTTGGGATGCTGGTGAAGAATTGGTTGGCGGTATGGCTTCAACAGCTACTACATTCCAGATCAAACTGGACAAGCGACCAATGGCTGCTCACTTCGAAATCGATAACGTTGACTTGATGTTGACACAATGGGAATTCAGAAACGAGCTCGCGCGTCAAGCTGCGATGACTCTTGCAAACACACGAGATAAGCAACTTTATTCTTATCTTTGTCGTGCTGCTATGACTTCCCAAATTTCTAGCGATCCTCGTCCATCTCTAAATCTTGATTCTGCACTTTATGGTTCAGGCGATAGTGATGGTGACGGTCTTCTAAGCTGGGGCAATGCTAGTGCAACTGCCGCTAACCGTGCTCTTGGTGCTCTTACTGCACTTGAGCAAGTAGAAAAGTATATTGTATTCCTACAAGAAAACAATATCCCATACGATAAACTGTACATGGCTGTAAGCCCACAGTGCTTCATGGATATTCGTGCTCTTGGTGTCGCTCGTCTTGCTACAGACTTTGACGACGGTGGTATGCAACCTTACTTTGGTGGTGTTGCCAACGGTCTTGGTGGTCCATTGACTAATGCTTATGGACAACTACATGATACTCTCGAGTACATGGGTTGTACAATCATTAAGACTAACCACGGTGCTGATAACCTTGGCGATACATACGGTGACGGTACTCCTCGTACACTTGGTGAAGATAAGTACTGTCTTGACTTCAAACTAGGTGATACTGATACTTCAGATACAACTCGTGGTATCCGTGCCATTATGTTTACACCAGAAGCAATTGCAGGTATTCGCTTGCAAGGACTAAAGGTTGATAATGTTGATGACATCCGTCGTAACACATCATTCACAGTCGCTTCAATGATGAGTGGTACTGGCGTTCTACGTCCAGAATGTGCTGCCTTGATTACATCCAAGGATATTTCACATTCGGATTGGAACACTCGTGCTGAAATGGCTACAGCTGCTCATATGGCTGCTGATGGCTACGCACAAGCGTAACTTACTATAGTGTAACCTTCGTTACTCTATTCATACACGCGCCCCTTGTCTCTTTCGAGAGGCAAGGGGCTTTTTAAAGGAGAATCTTATGGGTGTTATATCTAAACTAGATGCAGTTAATCACATGCTGTTACTGGCGGGAGAATCTATGGTATCAGACCTAGATAATAATAGTGGTCTTGATACAGAGACGGCTGAATTTTGTTTAGATCAATTCATAAGGGATTTCCAGATGCGGGGATTAGCTAGCAATAGATATCTTAAGAAGTATACTCTTACTTCTAAGGGTAAAATTAATTTGCCTAATGATTGTATCTCTGCTGAGCTAATTTCTCATCACGATAATGATGATAATTATAGAATCCTTGGGATTATAAAAGGCGATACTAGTAAATATCTTTGGAATGTTACTGACCAAACAGATCAGTGGGATAAAGATATAGAATACAGGGTTGAATTAATTGTAACTGTAACGTGGGAAAATATGGATACTCCTATTCAACGAGCTATCCTATCCTCAGCAGCAAGACAGTATCAGTTTGTAACACAAGGCGATGCTGACACTGACTCATACCTGTTAGGACTAGAAGCAATGTATATGGCTAAGGGTAAGGGCGCTGACTTAGATGATAGACGCAGGAATGTATTTGATGCGGCTAGTCCTAAGCTTTTAGATGCTCTAAGTAGAAGAGGTCCTTTGCAGGACGCAACAGTATTAAAGTTCTGGAGGACAACTAATGGCTAAGCGTAGTTATTTTCCAGTTAAAATTCCTATCAATACTTTGTCTGGAGGTGTTGGTAGAAACGCACCTACCAAAAGACTTCCTTCAGAGGTACAGGATATGACTAATATGTTTTGTACTACAGAAAGGTCTATTGATAAACGAAATGGCTTTTATGCATTAGAAGGGGGTGGTCTAGATCTAGGTTTTACTGATGTTGAGGAAAAGGATATTTGGTTTAATTGGTTTTTTGTAGGAGATACTCAAAGATATCTAGTTGCAATAGATAGTGCTGCTAGCCGTGAGGAATTTTTAAAAGTATATAAAATAAATACTGCAAACAATACCCTAGAACACCAAGCCGTTGATACAAATATACCTTCAGCAATAAGAAACTACATTAAGCATGGAGGCAATAGTAGATCTTCTTTAAGAGCAGTATCAGTAGGAACTTCTTTGTTAATTTTAAATACGGAAGTTAAAGCAGGATTCACATCCGATGGAATTGATGATTTAATGTTTGGTTTAGACGGGATAAAAAAAGATCAGTCTGATCCAACTGCTTTAGACGTAAAAGGACGTAAAATAGAATATCAAACTTCTATAACAGTAGACGCTGAGAACCAAGCAGAGATATGGACTGCCAGTACTGATTATGTATGGGGACAGACTGCTATAGATACAACTGATGTTAACTCAAGTGATTCTACTAGATACGGTATATATAAAGTTAAGCAAAGTCTTGCTGCTGATGCGCTGCCAGGACCTACTTACGCTACCGGCACACCTACAGCACCTTCTGCCGATACAGCCAAATGGGAAAAGGACAAAGACGATGATAATAATCACCGTTACTCGTCGTATATTCCTGCAGAAGACTATGTTTATCCTGATCCTACTAAAAAATATCTTGGACAAGCGATTACTAAGTTTTCTGATTTAAGGTTTCCTCCTGATTCTACGGATGTTACTGCTTGGAATGGAGATTCTAGAGTAACTTCAGCAATAAAAAACCTTTACCCTACATCAGGAGATTCTATAGGAAGAGGTAAGATAATTTATCTAAGTCAAGCGTACTTGGGTAGTGCACCTGGCTGGTATAGAATGATAAATACTACAGATAAGCCATATCTTGAACATATTAGAACCCCAGATGAAATGAATCTTATCGATCAAAAACGAATGCCAGTACAATTATATTTAGATGAAACTGAAAATCATTGGTCTATTCGTTTTATTGATTGGGAGCCGAGAAAATCTGGAACAAAAGTAACAAACCCAGGTCCCTCGTTCTTTCAGGATAAAGATGGTAACGCACAGCAAAAAGAAATTAAAGCGATCTCATTTTATAGGGACAGGCTATTCCTTGCAACAGATGATACATTAGTTTCATCACGGCTAGGTAAGTTTGATGATTTATTTATAAGTGATCCAGCTAATATTACAGTAATAGATCCTATCGATTTAAACGTATCTTCTAATATTTATACGCCGATTACTTTCTTGCAGCCATTTAAAGATTTCTTATTCTTAGGAACGTCTGGAGACACGCAATATGAGCTTATGGGTTCAGAGAATCAGATCTCCCCACTGACTGCAGAAATTGCACCAACTTCATTCTTTCCAATGACAAGCGATATCGAACCTATTACTATGAATAATAATTTGTTCTTCTTTTCTAAAAACAGATTGTATATCTATTTCGGTTCGGATACATCAGATCAGCAGCAAGCATTTGAATTATCAAGACATGCTCCTGATTATCTACCATCTTCTTATTGGGCAGTTACTGTATCCTCTGCACACAACTCAATCTTTGTAGTATCGGGAAATAGCCCAGGTTCAGAAATCTTTTGTTATAGAAATCAAGTAGCCAATCAAGAAATTATTCAAAATGCTTTCTTTAAGTTTAATTTAAACGGCAATGTACATGCAATCAAAGCTATTGAAGATGATTTATATATAGTAAAAGAAACAGATGAAACAAGTGATAGAGGAAAGATACTTCAATTACAGAAAATGTCTTTAATTCCTGACGATATAGATGTCGCAAGATTAGATAATAGAATTTCTACTGGCATTTCTGCTACATATGATGCTAGCACAGACAAATCTACTTTTACTGTAGATGGTGATATTAAAGCTGCAGGTATTAATCAAGCTATTATTACTTCGCCGACTGCAATGGAAGGAATAATTATAGATATTACAACAGAAGACGGTATTCTCACTGCTCCAGGTAATTACTCCGGTATTATATCTGCTGTAGTAGGAACTAAATATAATGCCTCTATTACATTATCAGATATATTCCTTAGAGAAGAAGAAAACAATGTGATACCTGGCACTTTAAATCTTAGGTATGGCATAGCTAGACACCACAAGACAGGGTTCTATGATATTAGTGTTACTAGAAAGAAAAGGACAGCTAATACATATACCTTTGAGCCTCCGATTATTGGCTCTGCTTATTCAACAGCAGGAGACGCAACAATAAACGATACTGATGGCGTATTTAAATTTCCCATCATGGGTTTTACAGATGATATAGATATAACAATAGAATCATCTTACCCATATCCAATGAATATTACTAATATCGAAATAACTGGAAAGTTCAAACGACTTCCGCATTTCTTAACAACATAGGAGACAAGCCGTGACATATGACAATCATACAGATAAAACTACCTATATAAAAAAGACAGGTAGTGAAATCATTACTGGAGGATCTGATGGTGCTTATACAGTAGATGTTAGCACTCTATTAGATTCAACAAAAGAATTAAGTGCAACTTTAGCAGATCAAGACGAACTAATAGTCGTTCGGAAATTCGATGCTAGTACTATTAGCGACTCTGACTACACGCATTCATCCTCGCCAATCACGGCTGACGAGGCATGGTCTGCTTGGACTCTTCCTGCTAGTAATGATAGCGGCAGTACAATGTACAGTATTTCAGAAGGTGTTATAACTTTCTCAACTACAGCTACAGACTACACGTGGACTACGGCTATGAGTGGGAGAACGGCTGATATTAGTTTGCCTGTTATTGCATCAGGCGACACAATCTATATTATGAGAAAGACTTACAATCTATCTAAGTTTGTACAATGGACAACAGGTTCTAAGATAACTGCGGCTAACTTAAACCAAGCTACTGAGCAGCTTTTATTTATCTCTCAAGAACTTATGCAAATGGTTCAAAACTTGCACAACTTTAACCCTGCCGTAGGACAACCTAATGGTATTTGTCCTCTCGATGCTAATGGAGAAGTTGCTTCAGCTTATCTAGGAGCAACAGTTAGTGTAGGCGATGGGCTAACTGGAACTGGCTCAGCTAGCAGTCCTGTTGCTATAGATATATCAGGAGATAGCCTTGCTTTCTCTAGTGGTAATATCTTTGTAGACGTGGTTACTAACACGACAACTTCCTCTACTACCAAAGCTTTATCAGCAAGTGCTGGTAAAGCCTTACAAGACTCTATTAATACACTAGGTACTGGTGTTGCTTATAAAGGTGCTGGTAATATGGTAGATGATGCTACCTTTTACAATAGTATCTACGGATCTGCATCTAAGGTTACAGGCGATACGGTAGTTAACACAAAGGCAGGTAGCAACTCAGCTGATTCAAGTTGGGGATCTTTAGGGACGATTACACAATACGATACAATTCGATGGAGCGGAAGTGCTTGGCAGATTGTAGATACTAATTCTTACATTAAAACAGATGGCAGTACGGCTTTACATGCCGATCAAGCAGCAACTACTCAAGCTAACACAGACAGTTCAACTAAGCTTGCTACTACAGCATGGGTACGTACACATACTGGAGCAGCTAGTGGGAACATGATTCTAACTAGCATAGCCGATGTTGAAGCCGACGCAGATGATACTGGCGGTAATATGCTAGTCTGGGATACTAACTCGTGGGAACCTATCCGATTAGAATCAGTCGATTATACAAAACAAATTATTACTACAGGCAGTAGCTTAGCTGCCCTATCTGACGTAGGTGCAGCAGCCTCAGGATCTGGTGACAATGGTAAAGCACTGATCTGGGACGGCGACTCATGGGAACCAACGGCTTTATCTAGCCAATCACCTACAGTTGTAGTCTGCGGTGGTAATGGCGATGGATCGGCTAACGAATCTTCTAATGTAGACACGGCATTTAATGACTCAAACTTAGGACACACGGGATCGCCTGGTGCTTCTACTCTACGTGTATTAGAAATGCGTGGACGAAGACATAGGTGCGGATCAGGTACTGCAGTTACAGCAATTGATATACCATGGAAGCAAGAAATTACTATTCAAAATGGTCACTTGGAATTTGACTTAGGCGATACTGCTTCAGAAACAATGGTAACTTCAGACACAGGAGCTAGAACTACCTTAGCTACAACAGCTGCTCATGCAAGAATACCTGGGCGACACGTACTGCAAGTAGCTAGTGTATCTGGCTTTGCAGTAGGTGATCGTGTAGTATTAGCCGCAGGTAATACAGACTCAACAACTACAGCTTTGAATTATATTGGCGGTACTAGGTTTCACGGTTCTCAAATCTTAGAAATTGCTGATATTAATTCAACAGATAATGTATTAACATTCTCAGAACCTATTGTAATTTCAGTGGATACAAGCTCAACCCTTACACGATACGGTGGAGGAACTAACGGAGTAAATCAAAGGAAAGATATTCTACTTGAGAACATGAAGTTTAGCGATAAGCTTTCCCAAAAGATTGAACTTCAGGATAACCCCATTACTAAGGCTTCTAGTACTACAGGAACTCTTGCATTTCCTGCTAGCCACGGCATGGCAATTAGTGGTAAGTTTTCTTTAAGAGATGTACATACTAATGGAGCAATAGGTATTAATAATTATAGTGGTTCTTTAAATCAACTACAAACTATTACAGGTGTCTCCACAAATACAATTACTTTCACACTAGGTAACTCATCGCAATGGGGATCTACAGGCGGAACTATGGGTGGTACAACAAGCACTTTATTTATTAGCCATCAGTCTGGTGTATCGCTAGAAGATACTCATGATCTAGTAATTAGAAACTGTGTATTCGATGGCTTTAATGAATATGGGTTACGGATTAAAAGGTGCAGTAATGTTCTTATAGAAAATTGTACCTTTAAAAACTGCCACGCAATAACTGATTCTCTAACTTCTACTGAAGGTGCTATTGTTATTGATGCATGCGATAACGTTACAATTAAAAACTGTAAGTTTGAAAATTGTTCGCAAGCAATTAAAATTAAAAGCTCAAGTAACTTGCTTAGTAACAAAGATATAACTGTAACTGATTGCAGCATAGGCGCTTATAGTGCTGGTATCTATCTTTACGATACTGTAGTTATTGGCGGATTTACTGTAACAAATAATAAATTTTATTCTACACCTTATCATCAAAGTGTAATTACATTCAGAAGAGATAAGGGTTCTTCTTCTTCGAATGCTTCAAACATGGAAGCTAAAGCTATTGGTGCTGCCGGTGATGGCGTAATATGGCATAAATGCGATATATCTAATAATGATATGTTAGACTGTATAGCAGTAGGGGATATGACCTCAAGTACACATTCTGCTACAGGCTATTATGGCAATCCATCAGGCTTTACAGTAACCAGTGATTATAATGTAGATCACCAAAGGAAACAGATTCCCGCATGGTTTACAGCAATTGATTTAAGAGTTGGGAACAGAAGTAACGATTATCCATTCTCATGCGGAAAGTTTAAGATTAATGATAATCATATGAAATCCCAAAGGTATGGCTTGTATTTAACTGTACACGGTAACGCTGATGACACCACAGATAGAGTAAACCATGTTATAGACATATGTCGTAATAATATTGAATCTCATTGGGCTATGTTAGTAAGAGGACAGGATGCAACTACTAAGCTATTTAATAATCACGTATTATATGGAGGTAAATGCGACGAGAATAATATCTTTTGTATAAATATATTTGATAAGTTTATGGAACACGATCTAGGCTCTACTTGGATTAGTCAAGCTAGAGGTATTGACTATGATGTAACTGTAGCCGGTACTGACGCTTATGGTCTATACTTTGCAGATTGCTCGTGGAGTAGAAATGTTATAAGAATGGCAGACTCAACAAACTATACTAATGATAATCCGTTTGGTCTAATCCTCGGTAGGTCAGCACCTGTTTACCATACCTATAATGTAATTAACCAAAACAATATACGAGGGTTTGGCTGCGGTATTAAAATATATAATTTAAAAGGCAGTACCACTAAGGCTGGTTGGCGATATTCGCACATGCATGATAATAGCCTTTGGTTCTGTACGTTCTGTGTCCCTGATTGGAGATGGCACTCTAGTAATGTAGACCAAAATACAATGTCTGCCAATTATAATAACGGTGTTAGTTACTCATCTTAAATAAAAGCGAGATAAAACATGAATAAAAAGATAAACAAGCTACATCAATTACTGATCGACAACCTGATCATGGACTTAAATGATGTAGACAAATGCACACCAGGATTATACCAAGTGGTAAGAGGTGTGCTCACAGATAATAAGGAATTACTAGACTCTATACCTCAAGATACTTTAGATTTTCTTGAGGATAAGTTAACAGATAGTTTACCTTTTAAGAAAGATGTAGGTTAGATCATGGCTACTAAAAATACAAATAAAAAATTCAAGCCGCACATGATGTACTCGAAAAAAGGGAAAGGAGTAAAAGCAAAAACATATAAAGAACACTTAGCCCTAAAGAAAAAAGGCTATGGACACACAAAACCTAAAAAGAAAAAATAAAGGAAAATCAATATGCCAAAATCAACAGTAAAAACAACAGCACCTGGGGTACAAAACCCTTATGGTACATATGTACAGAAATATAATTCACA